AAAAGAGCCATTTTAGGGTTTAACTATTTGATATTATTAAAGAAAAAAGTGGGCCACACCTTTTTGAGTAGTGTCCCAAAAAGCTATAAGTTACTAATATAATAGAAGAAAGTAGTGGGCCACTGCTAAATTGGCAGTGGCCTGTTAAGGTAAATATCTATTTTTATAAAGGAAACCGGAATTTTTCAGATCAGATATTGACAAAATACCAGAGATCGACTATAATATTGTACTTTGTTTAGGGGTTGAGATGGAATACGAACATCAATGCTTGAAATGTGGAAAGATTATACCAACGAAGTATCCAATAACAGATTTAGAATGGATACTTTATTGCCCAGCATGTAGAAGGATAAGGCCCGTTAAAAGAATTATCTCAAAAACATCCTTTATTTTAAGAGGATATACAGGGAGCAAAAATGAAAGTAATAATGCATGATGTAGAGATTGACTGGGAAAACCCATTTTGTCTCATCCCTATTTCAGACGTTCATATTGGCCACGTAGACCATGATAAAGATTTCGCCAAGAAGACGATAGACTGGATGGCAAAAAAAGGAGCCTCAACAATATTGCTCGGGGACATGATCGATGGTATATGCCCAAAGGATCGCAGATTTGAGAATACATCCATAGCTGATGAATTTAAAGTTCATTTAGACAACTTGCACCACAAACAGGTAGAAGCTTTTTTAAAACTGATTGATCCTATTAAAGAGAAGGTTATAGCGGTCATGGGGGGGAACCATGAAGAAACTGTAAAAAAGCATTACAGTTACGACCCTACGCAGGTTATTGCAGACGCAATTAAAAAACCGGTTCTCTCTGATCCGGCATATGTTATTTTGAGGTTTAACTATAAAAGCTCAAAAAGATTGGTTTCCATCTTTTGCACTCACGGACAGTTTCTTGGTGGCAGGAAGAGGGGAAGCAAGGTTAATAAAATGGAAGATCTTGCGTCCGAACATGATGCAGATATTTATCTCGCCGGGCACACTCACGACATATGGGAAACAAGGACTTGCCGAACAGGTATATCAAGAAACGGCAAGTATGAGAAACAGAGAAAACGTTTCATAAATACCGGATCATTTATGGATACCTACTTGGAAGGGGAATATAGCACATGGGCAAGCAGAAAATTGTTTAAACCAATAGATCCGGGTGTAGCAAGGATCGATTTTTACATCAAAAAGAAAAAAGACAAACGTTATATCGACATTCATGTACGCACGTAAATTTGGTGGGTGGAATAGAAATTGGAAAATTCTGAAAATTCAGAGAAGGAAATATGAATTTTATTCAAATAGGGGGATTATCAATAAATCCCAAAAAAGTACGTAATCTTATATCACACAATCTTGCCCGGACACAGTGTCCGGTAATCTCTGTAAATTTTTACCCGCCATTAGCCGATATAGTTTTTCTTTTTAAAAGTAAAAAAGAAAGAGATGATAAGTTCGATGATATAAGAAAAAGACAGGAGCTACAATGAAAAAAACAATGTTCAGGATTCTAATCGACCAAATCAAGGCACTAGCCCCAATGTGCAATTTTGAAAGGCCGGAGGCATTATGTACTGACAAAGAACTCTTTATTCGGAGACGTTATGTACAATTAAATAAGGAAGTAGAATCCTTAATTAATCTTGCGATTCCTGCACATTACCGGAATTAATTGTTTTTACCCAAATTTAAACCAAGTTGCTATTATACTGAAAAGAGTCGCCAGAGCCGCCCCTATTCTTCCTATACAAGTTATATTGCTCTCGCATCGCTTGACTCTATCTTCGATTTCATTCGTTCTATCTATCTTATTTGATATGTTTTCCATCATATCAAAAAGGATAGCATCCCTGGTCTTGGAGTCTTCGGCCATTAAGAGGGATTCTTTTGAAGTTTCCATTAGTTCCTACTTTCGGCCGCCGATAAAGCGACCTCTAATCCATTTATTATGATAGCTTCAGCCAGTTCTCCAAAAAGTCCAAGGGCTTCCTCTTTATCAATCTGACCATCGGCCTTCGCCCGAATAACGCTGTCTTTTATACTTGCGATTGACCTGATCAGACCGGCTATCCCTAATATTGTGTTTCTTCTTCCTTCTTGGCTCATAGTATTACTCCTTTTTTATTTTCTATATTTTAAACAGGAGGCAGATAACAACAATAAAGACGAAAGCCATGTCTACCTACACAACTGTTTGAAAGATGAGTTCTTAAAATTATCGGATAACAATCTTCAGGGTCACCCATGCCCATAACGGCATCCTCCTACATTTCAAAATATAATATACATTCGCCCTTTGCCGAACCGACCGTATTATTTGTCAATTTAAAGGTCATTCCTCCAGCACATAGCCGAGTTCCATAAGCATTACCGATCTTTGGCACAGCTTGCTCCGTGTTAGCGGTATCCCTGTTCTGGAGTTCACCACCAAAAATATCGCACCCATATTCATCAAGTATCTCAATGTCGTAGTTATCAGATGGAGCAGCAGTGTCATCCGGGACCGTTACTCCCAAGGCACAATATCTGCCAAGGATATCAACGGTATCAGTTGAATCAAAAGCCGTTTCCGGCACCGAGCCATCGCCAGAATCTCCGACCCACGCAATATGTACCTTGACCAGCCCATGAGTGCCAGTATAAGGGGTGTCGATCTTGCTGAATATTATAGTAGCTGAGCCTGCCATATTATTTACCTCTCTCTAATTTTGTTCTCAATATTGTTATTTTGAGACGATCTCTAACAATTTTCCGTCCCTTATTAATCACTGTTTTAATCGCAAAAGCTTTTTTCTTGTCGTTCCACCTTCGCCATTCCGAACGATGTGTTAACCGATCAACGGCCTCTTTGATTATTGCACTTGTGTCTGCTACATACCGTCTATACTGGTCATCATCCAACTTAACCTTTATACCATATCCGGCGTTTATGTTCCTGGAAGGCGGAGCCGAATATTTAAGGATACCAGCGTCCGACAACCTTTTAACTTCGCTTTGCGTTTCGTCCATTTCATCAACGACACCTAAAGCCCCTGCCCATATATCGCCCTCAAACATTGTAGCTCTCTCACAACCTGTGACTCTGACTTTCTGTTTCGTCGTCGGGGTCCTCATCCTTTCCATTTGAAGTTCGATGGACGCTGGAGTAATAAGCGGTACATTACTAGTCTTTAACGCATTTTTATTATATTTGCTGATTTCATCTCCTACTTCTTTATTTATTATAACATTTTCTGACCCTGCTGTCAGGTATTTGATTTTTCTATAAATGTCGGATCGTGTTTTTTTGAATCTTTGCTCCTCACGCTTCGAGACCCAAGTTGATTGAGTAAGTAATGCCCTACGAGCGGACCGAAAGCCGAGGCCCCTCTTAACTGTTTCACTCAATGTCGGCATATAAGGTCTGCCTTCTTCGTCCCACACTCTGTTACCTTTACTTGTTGTCGCACCTTCCCTTGTTTCTCTAATAGCAAGAGCAATATTTCCTATGACCTTCGGCGTCAATTTTTCAAAGGCCCTTCCATACTCACCTTCTACTGCATAACCAACGCCCTTATAAATATCTTCTGCCATGCCGCCAACCGCACCCGTTAACTCAAACAGGCTTGTAGGTATAGCCCCTGGCCCCATAGCCAACGACCCTGATATATCAACATCAAGAAGGCCAAGGATACCGCCCCTTATAGTTTCTTCCCCTGTTTTACCTATATATTCATTGATGGTATCATATACTAATTTTTCTGCGTCACGATCATCGTCTATCGCAGACATTAAGGCATTTGCTATGGCCATAATAGTTGAATACATCGGGACCGCCGCTATCCCGCCGAGTACTGCAGGAGCGGCCATGCCGAATATGACACCCTTGATATTTTTCTTCCTGATACCGGCGTCATAGAGCATCTGAAGGTAGTTGTGTGGGAATTTCATATAAGTATAAAATGCTTGCCCAAGGCGCCCTACCCCTTTACCCCAGGCTATCATCGACAGGGTTTCTTTCCCATAAGTGCCATGGGCTTTAGCAGTTGCTTCTATCGCTTTGGTGCTTGCCTTAGTATGAGAGAGACCTTGCTTTCGGCATAATCTATAAGCAGCCAGAGCAGTCCCTCCACGCACCCACTCTTCAGACTTGCCGAACACATACATTGATCCGCCCATAAGTTTCGCCCATGCCGTTCCATAAGCTCCCTGAACATTTCCTATAGCGTCTCTTGTATATTGAGCATTAGTGTAACCACTTGCTCTGAATTCATCGATGAAAGTTTGCTCATCCACATTTGCGAGGCGCTTCCCGGCCATAATCTTTGTATAATCTTTACAGCTTTTAGATAAAGTTTTGCCAACCTTCAGGAGGCTCCCTTTGCCATCCATAATATAAGTATGTAAAGATATTGGTACGGATGTTGCAAGTGCCGATATGTTAACCAGGACAGACCGTGGGTTGAAGCCTAAAAACTTGAAAGTAGTAAGTGCCTTCATTACCCCGATTATCCGGTCTCCGGTTTCAGTATTCCTCAACTGTTCTTCGACATATGCTCTTGCAAGGGAATGAACCTCACTCTCTTTTGCTACATCAATACCGCCAACTTTTTTGCCGTTCACATAAGTACCGTATAAATCCCTAATCATGCGTTCGGCCATTTCTTTTTTGGCTATGCCTGCCGCATTGGTCCCCGTGTATCTTATAAATCTTGTTAAGGGGTTAGTTATATATCCCTTGATAGCGGCTCCTTCCCTACGGCGAATCATAGTGGCCCTTGCACCCCTGGACTTGATCAGGTCAGCGGATGCCGTAATAATTTCGTCCATAAAGGCCATTTGCATTTTATCATCATATTTATCAAGTCCTTTTGAGGCTGCATGTTCGATTATAGCTCCCATCTCGGCCATACGAACAGCTTGGAAAGTTTCTTCAGGGAGTCTTGATTCTTTTTCAACTTTAATATCGGTAAAGCCTTCCTTTTTTAATTTATCTCTCAAAAGATTGGCAAAGCTTTTTGTTTTCCTATTATAACGTACATATTCGTCCCCGCCCTCCGAGATAACACCCTTTTTCTTTCCGGTAACTACCCATGCCCCCCGATCCCGGATACGAGGAGAGTATGTTCCCTTGTAACGGCCCATCTCCATAACAGCCTCTTTCAGGGTGAGTCTACGTTTTTTGCCTTCGATAATAAAATCACCGAAGTCGGGATATACAGGCTCGGTCCCCATAAAAGCAGCCTGTTCCTTAATTTTGGCAACAAGGTCCTTCATCGGTTTAATCAGGGCATCGAGTTGCTTATCGTAAGATTCCCTGACAATCGACCATGCATGTACTACATCTTCACTATATCCTTTTTTCCTTAGTTCTTCGACTGTGTGTTTTTCGCCATATACATCGGCATCATCCAGGAGAGCTTCAAGTTTTTTGAAATCGGCTGAGGTTCGGCCCAGGGTAAAGGCAGCTTTACTTATTCCACCCTTTCGGGCCAGAGCTTCAAGAGTTTTTGCTACTGTATCGTATTCAGCAAAAGGATCATCTACAGCATTGAATTCATTAAATGTAGTATGGAATTTTTCAGCTTTATTCAGGGCATGTCCAACGATCTTTTTAAGAACCGGGTGCTGGTACCATTCCGGGGAGGCCAGCCATTTCTCAATAGCTGCTCCCGCTCCCTTGCCTTTCGGACTCATGCCCGCCAAAAAGGATTTAGCAGGCTGACTCAGCTTTTCAAAATCAAGATCAGCCAATATTTTAATGGATGATTCTTTGATCTTTTCAGGGGATGCTTTCTGAGTATCAAGGATAAAACTTGGGTCTTTTGCACTTTTAATAAGATCATCGGCCCAGGACTGGAGGTCCTTTTTCTCTGCTATAGAGTAGCGAATGTGCTCATCTATAGTAATGGCATTCTCGTCGAAGACTACATAATTAAATACGCCTTCTTCTTCGTAACCGCTTAAAATTCCTGCCGGATATTTTATCCCATCAATACCGGCTCGGAGAAGAAATAGTGAAGCTTCTTTATCTGAGCCTAATATTTCGCTTATCTTTCGGTATAAAGCTTCGCCATCAGATGGAGATGTTAGAGTCTCGGTTCCAAAAATATCCACTACTACTTTTTCAGCCCATTCTTCATCTTCTACCATTTCGGGGAAATTTTCCATAATGGAAAGATAAGCATTTTCATCGTTTTCAACAGCTAGTGTTAAGTCCTGATATCCATATCCTGCATTTTTTGTAGCAGCTATAACTTCAGGCGTAGCATATTTACTTTTCAAATTTGGCTTATTTCGTTTTTCTGAATCTTCTTTAGTTACTATTCCATGTAGATCTTTTGCAATTCCTTCTTTTTCAGCCTGAGACATTACTTTACTTAATTCTTTTTTGCTTATGCTATCTTCCCAACTCAAATAATCATATTCATCAGGCGTTTTACCTTTATGAAGCGTTACCTTGTAAAGATTCCTTATAGGTTTATTAAAAGTAACGCTAAGATTATATTTTTTAATTACATCAAGTCCAGCCTGTGCATTATTTATTATTTTGTTTATTTTGCGCAAGTCTTCCCTATCCGCCTTCAGTTTTCTTTCCTTATGCGCTGAGACTGTCCGCTCCAGCTCACTCTTAACCTTTTCTAACGGATTTTTTACATTTTCTTTGTACCAACCTATGCGCCCCTGTATATCAAATAATGCTAAACGTTCCTTTTCCGACATCTTGTTTTCGGTTTTTATACCTCCACCTACTTTTACTGTCCATCTATTAACATCCGTTAATGATATATGTTCCATTTTTTCGACTATTTCTTTTGCTATACCATATTCAGATGCCCTAAATTGTTTTACGTGCTCCAGAATGTCATCAGCTAGATAACCAGATTTAAAATCATATATTATCCTAGATATAAGGTCTTCATATTGTTTACCATATTTTTTGCTAATTTTGTTAGCTAAATCGTCATACGTTATTTGTTTGCCATCAAATAGCAAAAATTTACTCTTAGCCATTTCCGCATAACTGCGAGCGATATCTTCCTTGTCAGTAAAATATAGACCCCAGCCGAATGCCTGGGCACCCTCGCCCTCGCCTATTTTTTCCACTTGAAATTTATCAAAGGCGTAAGGACCTCCGTGCCATGCTTTAGTAGAATAAAATACCTCCCGGCTTTCCCCTGCTCTCACAGGCGCCTTATAAGCTTCTCTAATTTCCCCTCTCATAGCACTTGCGGCTAGTGCCACATAATCATCCATCACAAAAACATCAGGTTTGACACCAAGATACTTAACAGCCCATAACCGCATGCGTGCAATAATTTTCCGGTACAAGGGCAGATTTATATTGGCATGATCTTCAATGAAATAAGCCACAGCTTCCTCATTAACAAGGTCCGCACGTGTTCCGTAAGGTACTCTACCCATAGCTCGGCTTACGGCCCTGCCCAATGGAGTCTTTTTCCCATTATTCTCTACAAAAGCCCTGAAGACTTCCTTGGCGAGTTTTTCACCAAAGATTTTGTTATACCCAAGGTGAACTCCAAGCTCATGCATCAATACATTCCATACTCTCCTCGGGGAAATATTATCTGTAACCAGATATGAAATTCCATCTGTATAAAATCCTTGGATATTGGATGGAAGAGTATAACCCTTTTTTCTGTCTGCTTCTTCTTTTGTGATAAGTCGCACAAGCCCTTTTGTGAGAAGGGTATTTGTCGCTTTTTCCCCTAAGCGTTCAACAAGTTCTTGGCGAGCATCTGATGTTGTGAGACCCTTACCATGCAAAGGTTTTTTTGAAAACAATACCCTTGCCGATTTTATTGGCCGCATTTTTATTTCAAATGCCTTCGGAACAGTTTCTCTTAAACTTTTTCCCTTGGCATCCAATGCATCCAGCAACCAGTCTCCCACATCCCCATGCTCGGCAATCGGCTCAAACAATGCCATGTCCTCTGCTATAATTACAGTCCTTTTTGCACCATGTGCTCTTGCTTGCTGTCTTAAAACTTTCTCAAGCTCAGGGACGCTTTTCTTTAATATTGTATTGTCATGGGCAGACCAGCCCATAACGTTATTATTGTTATCGACATAAACAAAACATGCCTTCGATTTATCATGAGAGAGGCTATTGCCAAAGGCCGCCACTACCTTTGGCCCGGTTAATTTAGGCCCCTTCCTGAGCATCCATTCACCAGTGCCGGGGAGAACCTTATAGGTTCCTTCTTCAGCCCATAACGCTCCGGCATCATATCTTGGTATGAATGAATATTTACCATGGTCTATGACAACAAATTCACCCATCAAATCTTTGCCTATTTTTTTACGGTGCAGCATATTTGCCAGGGCGATATCCTCTTCGCTCATAGCAGGATTGCCGGATGGATGATTGTGTAAGAAATGTATTTTTGAGGCACCTAAACGCTCAGCAGCAGATTTTAATTTATAAATCCACTGTGCCGCATTCTCTGGCTGAATATAATTTATTTGGCCGGAAGTTATGGCATTGTGGGCCAGAATAGTTCCGTCCTCAGCGGTATAGATAGCATGCAATATCTCCATTTTGGGAGAACGATAGACCTGGAAAAGTTCGGCTATTTCTTGTGACTCTTTTCCTTTTGTGAGCTTTCTCCCTGTAAGATCCACACGCTTGTTTTTCCTGATTTCTTCAGCAACTTTGGACGTGGACCCTGATTTGTCCACCCGACCCCGATCCGGCACTCTTCTTCTGGATATAAAATCGACTTTCTTTGCGACTGATTCGATTGCTTCATCTGCTTTCTTTTTACCTCCAAAGGCTAAATCGATTTCGGATTGTCTGTATTCGCCAGCGGGCTCCATAATAGCCTGGCCATAGGTCTGAATGGCTTGGCGCATACGGGGAGTTATTTCCATGAAATGAATATTTTTAAATTTTTGGCTGTCAATGTACTCAGTAGCTTCTTTTTCTGTATTAAATAATAACTGGTCTCCAGTGCTGTCTTCAAATACGTATCCATCACCACGAACAATCCTGAATCTTCCGCCGCCTGCTTCATCTACTCTATATTGCCCGGTTTCCAGGCTATCTATTTCGACTTTTGCTCCCCACTTTTTCCCATACTTTTTTAAGAAGCCAGGGATTCTTTGATCATAGAGAATTTTATAGAACTCCCCACCAATAGTAAGATTTTCTCCTTCAAAACTACCTGTAGTCTTAGAGGATTCCCGGATTTTATTAGCAAGATTTTTACCTATGAGATTATTGAGGGTTACACGCTGACCGCTTATTGTGGTTTCGCCATAGAGAGAGATCAAGTTACTAAAAACACTTTTTCCGTTTTTAACACCAGTTATTCGGACCTGATCTCTTTTTGATATTTTTCTCCAACCTATTGTATCAACACTCTTCCTTAGCGCACTTTCCCACCGGTCAACCTGTGTCTTAGCAGTATCCCATGAAATGCCGTCAAAGCCATTCCGTATGGCATACTCAATGGCTTTCTTGGATACGAGTTCGTGCCAGTTTCCGCCCCAGGGGAAGAGCTTTTTTAGGTTGGCAAGTTCTTTTTCCCGAGTATCAGTGGGGGACTCAATGGCTTCGAGTTCAACTATCCGGCTATAAATATCACTCTGAAATTCAGCTATATGAAAGATTCGTTTGCCGTCTACTGTACGAGTATCGCCTCGGATGTGGGCTATTACGTTGAGCTCGTCCTCCCAGTGGGGAGATTTGTAGGTTACTGATTGAGGTATTGTTTTTATATCCTCTCTTAATTCTTCCAATGCCTCATCTAAAATTCTTCCATCAAAAAAATCACTTTGCTCAACTTCTTCTTCTGTTGGTTGTGGCCCCATGTGCCTATCAAACCATTCGGATTTTGCTTTGCTGTATTGCTTTTGCCGAACAATATCTATAGGTACTTTAAGAATTAACTCCCGATAACTACCAGGCTCACCGCCGGGGAGAGTATACTCGGAGAATTTGGGCAAATCTGTTATCTCTGTGGCAGTACCACGTTGATCCGGTTCTAACAACCAGTTTTTTGCATTAAGCCTTACACTTTCTTCAGATTCATTTAAACCTACTTCAATTTCTCCTCCATAAATATTTTTACCATTATATGTAACTGTTGCATATCTTTGGGTAGTAGATGGTTGGCGAAAATTAACTTTTATATCTTTTAGTTTTATATCAAGAGCACCTTTCTCAACTTCCTCAACCCGAATTTCATTCATCCTCAAGAAATTCACCAAATCATCTTTAGCTACCTTCTCTTTGCCCTCCAGCCATTCAGCGAGGCCCACGGCATCTATTTCAGCTTGCTTTACGCCAGGGGCTTTTTTGAGACGATTTATGATGGACTTGGCAGGTAACTTAGCTGGAAATCTTTGAGATTCGGCTGCACGAGTAAGAGCTGAGTACATGGATGGCTCGGGTTCTGCTACTACATACTTGGCTTCAGATTCCTTGATACCCAAACCATCTTTTTCTTTCAGATGTTTAGCCATAAGTGCATCAAATTCCTCACGGCCACCCGGCAAAGCCATAGATGCAGCCCTTCTTACATCATCTTCTTTATCTATTTCTTCTGCCGTAAAATTAGACCCGTGATAATCATTATATGCTTTGTATATTGCAATAGGATATTTCCTTCCACCTTTTTCAAGAGATGCCGATCTGCCTTTGTATTGGAATTCCCCGGCCCCTGTCACTTCTACGTCAGTGACAGGTAATTCAAAGCGAACTACATTTTTCCCATATGCATCAGCTCCCTCATTTCCTGTAATATCGGGGCCTTTGCCTGAAGCAGATAAATAATCTCCATATCTTAATTTTTTTAATTGACTTTTTGGGACATCCCCTCCACGGTACAAAATGACTTTATTCCCTTTAATTTTTGCGCCATATTTTCGGAAAAGGCGTTTTTTCTCTAATAGTTCTTTTTTTGTTAAATGCTTGGGCTCTGCTACTGTATACTCGGCTTCAGGTTCCTTGATAGTAGGCCATTTTCTTTCAATATATTTTGCAATTTTGCCAAAATTTCTTTTGAAGTTTTGATCTTCCCAGTCTCTTCCGGCTTGCTCTTCAGCATACTTTAAGGCACCAATGGGATTACCTTGGACGATTGGATCAAGTCCTTTTTGAGGATCGCTCAAATCCGCAACAGTTAAATTTTTCTTATCAGCTAATGTATTAATCCTACGCTCAGCTTGTGCGCTAATTTTAATAGGTTTGATTTCAGGCGAAGGCTGTTCTTTTTTGGGTCCAGTCCTTTCTCCATATAATCCCCGCCCTTCTGCTTCCCCGGCTTCTGCAACAGGTAGCTTGATACCACTTTCTTTATTCTTTATTTTTTGTATTTCATCCAACATCTCGTTGGCATCAACATGAGCTGACATAACAAGACCGACAACATCCTTATCTACAGTAAAAATTCCAAGTCGTCCGTTATATCGTCCGTTGTATACCTTCGGGCCAATACTGAATTTTGCATCAGGATATCTTGTAAGAATAATGTCAATATAATTGGCGTTAAAAAAACAATCTTGTATACCAGGCGCCACGGCATGAGCAAGGGTAACAGTTGATTCGCTTGCTTTAAGCTCACCGACAAAATGTGCATCCGTTGTTTTGCTGGGGACAATACTGAGAATATCAGGGACATCTTTCCCTTTTAACAATGGTTTTTTAGTTTTGGGTGCTTCAGGTAATTTTACGGCATAATGTCCTTGGGTAAAAAAGCCGTCACGGTAACCCTGTCTCACTTCTCCTGCGGAGTTAAGTTTACCTTCAATTACTTTATTCCGAGTTTTTACATTAAATGGATTATAAAATTCAACGCCCTTCCTATTGCTTCTTTGCCCTACTGCTTTTTTTGCGGTAGGCTTTGCCTCTTTTTTTGCCGCCGTTTTAGATTCGATCTTTTTTACAAAATCCGGTATGGCTTCCCCTTTGGTAAAGATTTTCACTAATTCCTTCAGCTTTGAAATGCTTTCTTTGGACATCGATTTTTTATCTGCCAGCATTTTATCAGCATAAAGAAAAAATGTTTTTGCAGCAGTTCGAGCCTCTTTTAATGTATCAGTGCTAAAGATTTTAAGAGCTGATGGTATGTGTGTTACAGTATATCCCTGTGTCCCAAGACTGTTATGAACAGCGTAATCGCCAAACACAACAGCATCTATTCTTAGCGATTCTTCTGTGTCTGATTTTATTGAAATCGTTGTTTTTTTGCCTGTTATTTTCTCTTTATTAACCTTATCTATAAATCTTTGCCGCTCTTGACGTTCAGTTTGGGCAACTTCTTCTTTTTCTTTTCTTGCCTTTTCAGCCTTTCTTGCCTTTTCAGCCCTTTCTTCCTTTATTTTTATTTCTTCATCTACAAACTTTTTGAGCGTAGGGTCTAAAACTTCAAGATCGGCGATATCTTTGCCTACCCTGTGGTATCTCTCGGCCAAGAATCTGATAGCATTTTTTCTTGATGTTGCTTTGCCTACCAGAGCCGATTCCCAATTTTTGGAACCTACAGGTCGCATTTCAATATGATGTGTAAGTTGAGGGGTTTCAGTATCTTTAATCTTTGCTACCCTGTACTCATATTGCTTGCCATTAATAGTATCTTTGGCAATTATTTCTTTCGGAACTTCCGGGGCAACTTCTTTTTTAGACGCAGCCTCTTGTGCCTTCGCTTGTTGAGCTTTAAAGAATGATCGTGCCTCTTTAGCCGAGGCAAAAAGTTCGCCTTCAAAAACTTCCGATGTAGTTCCGGTAAAGAAGAGCTTATATTTTCCGTTCGCTTGCTTCTTGGCTTGGACATAACTAATAGGAATGTTGGGATTGTTAGCTAAGTCGGAGGTTTCCCAGGGTTCTTTTTTCTCAGGCTTAGCTTTTGGAACTTCAGCTTTAGCTACTGCTTTCTCAGGCAACTTGTAATGTTTTCTTACAACATCAATTATTTTGTCATACTCGGCCTGAAGTTCGTCCCTGTGGGCTGTTACAATCTGCACCATGGCATCTTTGAACGATATTTTTTTCTCTGTCGCCAGCTTGCCGGATTCTAAGCGCAAAGCCTTTTTTTCTTCAACCGTGAATAGGTTCTTATGTATTTTGAAACAATTTATAATAGATGCCATCTATAATCCCCCGGATAAAACTATGCCCATAATAATTTCAATAATTTCCTTATCGTCCCTTTTGCGCCAGCGGTACAAGTCTTCCTGTACCTTGCCCATTACCCCGCCGCCTACATCAAGTATGGCCTTTTGGATCGGCGGACAATAAAGCAATCCATCGGTAGCTATACAGAGAGCAGGACATTCTCCCCTCTCGATATATCCTTGCGTTGCTATTGTTATAGAGAACAACATACATTAAGCAGTCCTTGTGATGGTCGAAGTCGTCTCCCCGTCTCCTGAAATAGTCTGCCGTATGGTCCCGGCCACTCTCGATGATGGTGTTACTGTCATAGGATTTTCTGTATCTAAACCTTGAATTAACCACAGATCATGCAAATATTCACCAATCTCGGTATCACAAATATCGTATATACTGTTTACTTTACCATCAACAAAATAATCTTCAACAGCATAAAAAGGAGTACCGCCGCCAGTATCCCATTTTATCGAACCTTTAAAATCATCGGGGAAGGTGATATTTTTGCCATAACAGCCACCTCCGATCTCGAATATACCATCTGTTGTCCTGGCGGTATGGACAGTGCCATTGGAATTAAGTAGAGTAACACCTATAGTCCCGACCAGCCCGGTCTGAGAACTACCCATACTGCATGTTTTAGGAATCGTCAGACTCATCTATTTTTTCCTCTGCCTTCTTTTCCTCGGCTATTAATCTTCGCAAACAGATAATTTCACCCCGACGAGTGAGTATTCCGCTATTAATATCTTCAAGTTCTTTCTGAAGCGTAGCCTGGGTTTCCTGGGCAAGTTCTATCTTCTTCATTCTTTGATAATCGAACTGTATAATTTCCTGCTCTAATTGCTGAATCCTTTCCTCTTTAGTCATCATTTCTCCTTAGATTTAAAATGAGTAAGCATTTCATCAATTTCTTCTATCTGTTGCAATAAAGCAGCCTTTTGTGCTTCAAGTGTTGCTTTTGCAATTAAACACTCATTCACACTTGTCTCAACAACAGCAATATATTCTTCGTCTATCTCTTTTATATCCTTTGCCATAATATCCTCTTATATTAAATTAGTCCATGACCCATTTTCATAACCTTGAAATTTATTTAAAGTTGAGTTATACAGTATCATTCCGTTGACAGCAGTTAAAGCATCTCTTTGTGTTGTTGTCATTCTTGTCAGGAGTAAAGCTCCTGTTGTGGAATCAAGCTGTAATTTTGCAGACGTAACAGGTGAAGTCGTCCCAACAGCGAGTTTACCATCATAAGTTAAGATCATTTTAGTACCCCAACTTACGCCATTAGTGTAAAACAACAAATCTCCTTGGTCATCCGCTCCTTTTCTTCTTGCATAGATTCCAGCTATGTAATAAGGTCCGGCTGTATCATCCTGTATGGAGAGTGTGATGCCTGGTCCAAAACCATCAGCCATATCCCCTGATGTTTTAAGAAGATTATCAAAGCAAGCCCCAGCTGAAGATAAACCAGAGGTAGTTCTTGTATTTCTAAAGACAGGATAAGTACTTCCAATTATTTCACCCTGTCCAGAGGCATTAATACTCAAAACAGGATCAGGACTGCCGTCACTCGCCACAAGCTCGGAATGCCTATGCAAAGTATCGGCAATAGAGTTATTTGTTAGAGTATTAAGCTGGGCTCCGGTAGCCGAGGTATCATTATGGCTTGCTATGCTATGCAATTCTGCATGATGATCGTCGGCTGAGACATCTACCAAGTTATCGTGCGATAAACCCAGACTGTCGATATCAGCTTTCGTCTGATCGGCAGTGGCACCCTCTTCAATTCCATTAAGCTTTGTCCGTTCAGCGGCAGATATTATTATCCCGCTACCTGCTCCGGTAACATCGGAGAGTTCAGTTACATTATGCCCTGATAAATCTGTTATATCTGATGGCTTGTTTAGAATAAGTGCGTCCCCGTCAACAGCATCCCAATCAGATTGAACATTGACCTCGGCTCCCTCTGCTATCCCTCCTAATTTAGTTAATTCTGCGGATGTAAGATGATAATATTCGCCAAGCGTTCCACCCTGCAATCCACCAAGGTTGTTATGATCAGCTACCGCTACACCAGTAAAGAAAATATCAGTTACCATTTGTACTTCGGTAAAACTGCCACCTGCTTTTGGAGCTATTATTTTACCAACGAGAAGGCCAAAGTGTATGAGATGATCAGGTCTGGTTGGTTCACCTTCCGCCTCTGCCTTTGCCCGGGTATAAGAATCTCTTCCATAGAGAACATAGACGTGTCCATCCCCTATATGTTTGTAAACCCAGAAACACCCATATTTATTATTCCCTATAGTTGCCAAAACCCCACTACCATCGTCATAGTGAGTGTGATCTATTGCATTAGAAGCAGCTCCCTCGGTCCAACCACCACCCCCATCTTGATAAACAGGAGTGAATGTGGTGGTGGCAGAATTGTACGAAGTAAGTAAGAACTTGTTAATCCCACCATATGCCACACCTTCCGTCATTGTAAAATTATTTGTGCCTGAATAAGCAATCGTAGAGCCGCTTTCAAGCTCAATCTTTCTTGTAGTTCTTGCCCTGTCATGTAATTTTTCCACTCCGTCCTGAAATCTGTATCCGCCACTTATATAGTGTACAGTGCCTGCGGCATCCTTCATTACTCTTCCAATAGGAATATTTCTTTTATCAAGGCTATAAGGATTCGATACGCTCAGGCTTATAGTGGGAGACCCACCATTATAATTCAGGCTTATTATATATATTGTATCCGCTACCGGTATGGACTGGTTATCATGCTCAGCAAGAGATACAGATACAAGATTTCCAATTGCGCTGTCAGTGGACCTTAATAAGGCTGTAAGCTCCGCTACCTTAAAAGTTCCGGCGTTAGTTCCCTCGGTTACTTCACCACCTGTTACTATCATGGGAGAATCCGCTGAACTTGATATATGCCTCAATGATGACAGCTCAGTATCTATCTGATCATGAGTATTTAAGCCTATATCCGCAAGCTCCAAATGGCTATCTATTACTCTGACTGCTGTCATTTTGTATGGGCCTCGATCTCTGTTATGAGACCGTCCTGGCCTCGTTTTACAATAAATCTGTAGTCCTTCTGCTCCGGTGCAGGTGCAGGCTCTATTTTTATATCACTAATCGACTTTATGAGTTTATTAATGATAAGTGTATAATCTTTCCCGGTATCCGCCCGCAAAGCATCCTTTATGCCGTCCACACTTTCAGAGAGCCTTGTTATAGCCTCGACCTGTTTAGATCGCATAGCGGCCCTGTTCTGGTCTCGTATGGCCTTTTTACTATCAGGTGTTAACTCCCAGCCTTTGCCTCTTAATTTATCCAGGTCTTTTTTCGATATCGTTTTCATGTCAGACATTCCAGGAATTTGTTCATTTTATCAAGCTCTTCCTTTGTCTCTCTCAGTGCTACTCCTGCATCTTTAGTCACAGTAATAATCTCATTTGTCTCAGCAACCTTTACTTTCATTTCATATTTCACGCCCGCTTTCTTCTTGGAAGAAAGAAGGAAAGATACTGGGTCTTTGGCCTTCGATTTTACCTCAGTCTTTGCTTTTGGCTCTGCTTTTAGCTTAGCAGATTCAATTGCTTCTCTGAAAAATTGCCCTCTTACTGCCTCATCCATGGCGCCTTGTATGTCGCCCCTGGATTTTAAAGCATTTATCTTTACTGAACTTTCATCCCTTTTAATTTTTAGAGCTTTGATTTGTTCAGGTGTTGCAGTTTTTCCAAAAGCCAGAGCCTCTTCAGTGTTTTTAAATTCGGGGATTAACTTTGCTTCCGCTTCAATTGCTCTATTTTTCTCTTTAGCTATAGCTTCATCTGTAGTCATTCCCCGGGGTTCTTTAGGCTTCTCAACTATTTCTTGCACATAATCGTATACCTCTTTCGGAAATTCTCTTAATCTTTTACCATCATAATAAGCCACATATTTTTCTTTAGTTTTGCCTAATGGCTTTGATGTATCTATCGGAATTTCCTCTTTCTTTAATGTAACATCTTTATCACCCGCTATTTTTTCAGCAACCTCTTTGTAAGTTAGCCTTTTTTTATTTTCCCAATTAGCAGGTTCTTTGAACCAATTTCTAATATTATTTTTATGGGTAGAAATTTCCTCCCCTAATATCGAAAATGCTTTGGGGCCGCTTTTGGGTTCTTTTGGTTCGATCTTAGGTTGCTTATCAGCTATTCCCGGCATAAATTCATCAAGAGGCCCATACTCTTTTTCGTGAAATTCGGCGTATTTCTCCGGGGTTAATTTGCCTTCTTTGAGAGCATATTTTATAGCCCACCGATGTTGGGTTTTATTCCTGCCATATCTATCGTAATCTTTTATAATTTCAGATCCGCTCATTTTCCCCAAAGGAGGAACAAGCCCGTCGTTCAGGGCTTTCGTAAATTCGGGGAGAGACATATCCCACGGTTCCTTCCCATATGCCGGGGTAATTTTTCTACCCTCGTCCTTCCATGTTTCAACAGCGACATCATAACTTTTGTTTTTAGCATACGGGGAAGACTCGTATTCTTTTTTTGTCATTTCCCAGGGTTCTTTTGCTCCCGGTTTTACCACCGGCGCTTTCGGTTTTGCTTTCTGCTCAGCCTTTACTTTAGTTACTCCCAGTGGTAATTCAGGCTCATAAGCTTCAAGCTCTAATTCTTCCTTTGTCTTCGGCGGAGCTTCTTCTGTCTTTCTTTTTTCTTCAAATGTTTTTTTCTGTTGTGATCTGCGTTTAGCCTTTTCATAAATACGGTTCAGTTCATTTTGTTCTTTCTCTGTGGCCTCACGCCCTTGGCGCTCCTTAAATCTTTCTTGTAGCTCCTGAAGGGATACCGGCTCAGTCCTTACACGTTCCTTGGCCTTGAGATAAGTGTCTTCAATATCCTTTATAGCATATTCGTCCGCAGGTTTTTCGGTCTTAACGACAGGTTCAGGTTTAAACCTGGTAACTTCCGAATCTATATCAGAAACAACTTTTTCAGCAATCAGATTATTCAGTTCATGTTTAAGGTCTGGATATTTTTCTTTAAACTCATCAACATCTTCATCTGTAAAAATATTATTTTTTAAACCACTGCGAATAAAACCCATGGCATTGTCGAGCGTAAATTCTTCACCGTTGAATTCACCGGTTGCAAGTCCATGGTGAATAGCTTCACTTAAAGTATCTTTAACTATTCCAGCCCGGGCAGCGGCACGGATAGTCTCTATTTTATCTTTCAGATCAGGAGATTTTTTTGATAATTTCTCTAAGTCTTTATCGTCGAAGAGTTGATTTCTATATCCTTCTATAATTAAATTTTGAGTTTGATCGATGTCCTGCTCACCTTTTTCATATCCCAATACTATGTCATTTAAAATTTCTTCTTTTATTTCGCCCACCGGTTTTTCAATATTGATAGGCATTTTTTTTGCAATTCGATCAACAGCATAATCATGGAAAATTTTAGCCATTGGTTTATTCTCAGCCTCTTCCTGGCTGAGAATAATTCCGGTTATTGTATCAGCGGCATTCTGCCTTTTTCTTATATCTGCGTTTGGGTCTTGAAGCGTATCTAGAACAACTTTTGATTGATATCGCTGTATCCCTGTAGCTGCACCTCCGCCAACCAGAGTCATTATCACCGTAGGCCAGATAGCTGACATTGCTTCTTCAACAGGTTTAGCCTCTGGTCTAACTTTGTAAGCTTTCTCTGTTAAAGTTTCTCCCCAATTTTGGCCCATCTCGGTCAAAACTTCAGTCGGTACAGTTTTAAGTGCTAAAGTTTTACCTGCCCGGAAAAGGGACGATTTTAAAAGTGTTTTCACCCCAGCCTTTGCAACCGGAATACCCGGAGCAAGAGGACCGAGTAATTTCGTAAGAGCATAGTTCCCTGCTGTTTCTCCTGCCGTCTCAATACCACCAGTAATATAAGGAGCCGCACCGGGGTCAATTCCTCTTTTTTGAGCCTCTTCTTTTGTAGATTGGAATTGAGACAAGCCAAACATAATGGCGGGGATAGTCCATGCTGCTACTTGTAATCCGGCTGCTACCGGACGAGCACCGGGAACGGGCAGCATTGCAACACCCTTAGCTGCTGTCCCGAGAGTTAATGGAAGAGCCACAGACGCAGGAGTCATTTCACCCGCTTGATAAAAAGCTCCATGTTCTTTGGGCTTCTCTCCTTTGCGTGCCCATTCAGTTAATTTTTTAGCTTTTTCTATGCCTACTGCCTGCCCTGCTTGACCAACCATTTCGGGCAATCTGTGACGTACACCGGAAACAAAACCCTTCCCGTACTCTACTGGAGCGATAGAAGGTTTTTCTTTTGCCCTGCTTTGCTCTATCTCTTTCACCCCGGCATCAAACTCGTCCATTAACCAATCACGGGAAGGCATTTCTGGAGCTTTTTCTTCAGATACAATGCCGGGGGATACAAAGGACCTCTGCTTTTTGAGAGCTTTTTCCCTCTCAATATCAGCTACGCCTTTATCAAATTCCCTCATTATATCATTTATAGACATATTTTCTCCTCAGCATTGACTATTATACTTAATAATTCCTGTAAATGCTACTATCTGACTGATATATTGGTCGACTCATGTTATCTTGAACAGTGGAAGGGGTTTTCTTTTCCGGGGCATAGAGCAATTTATATTGTCTGGCAAAATCAAGATATCTTTCAGGGTCAAACTTTTTCATATATGCCATATATTTTCTTTGTTTTTCTGGAGATGCTTCCGCAAATTGTGCAAAAGTATAATCTTTTTGATTTTCTCCAATCTCCCCACTGGCCGTTTTGCCTGGTTCAGAGAATAAAGACTCAAACTTATCTTCATTTCTGGTTTTAGCTAGTTCTATGTCACGAGAATGCTTTAGTTCACCGAGAGTTAATTTACGACCGTATTCCATGCTTGCGGCATTTGCCTCTCTGATTGCCTTGGCTGTGGCAGCTTCCCTTTGCTGCTCGCCTATCAATCTTTGGCGAGCTAGTTGTCCGATATTAGTTAATCTTGCCTCTTCAGCAGCTCTTCTTCTCTTGGTCTCTGCACTTCCCCGTAAAGCGTTGTATTGCTCTCCCGTCAAGCCTGTAAGCCTCCCTCTCCTGGCAGCTTCAGGCAACGGTAAAGGGGTATATGTGTTTGTCCGTCCTATATTATTCCCTGACTGTGCAGGCGCATTAAATGTACCTACATTAGAAAACCTTGCAGTACGTGAGCCAGAGGGAAGAGGTTTGGCACCCGGTATATTTGTATAAAATGGTACTCGTGAATCCAGTCTTTTTCGTTTTTCTGTTAATGTCATGATATTTTCTCCTATTAGCTAGGTGGCGCTTGCTCTTCGTATGGATGACTTTCAGTCATAGATTCGTGATGATTCCAACTCTCGCTTTCCTGGCCTGTTTGCGTAGTCCCCATTGAAGCGTTGGCATTAATAGCATTCATGGATGCTGCGGCTAGCTGGGCACCTACATTCATAAGCCCTTCAACACCTGCACCCTGAAGCGATTTAAGAGCCTTGAATCCTTCAATCGATGCGTTAACCTGCGCTATCGCTCTATCTAGTTGATAATGTGCATTATCGACTTCGAGCGCCCACTGTCTTGATTGTTTGTCTAAATACATTTTTTGAGAATCCAACTCAGCGATATATTTTGCTGTATCTTGTTCAAGCTTATTCAAAATTTTGCTATTTCGTTCTGAGGTTCCCTTCAATTCCATTTCGTAGCCCGCAAGTTCGGCTTTATACTCTTCTATATCCCATTGATTTGCTTTTAAGCTCAATTCTGCATTTTGAATAAGAGCAGCATGTTTGACTTTCTGAGCTTCTATTTTTTGGGAATATGCCTTTACTTTTTCAGAATATACCTGCATCTCTATTTGTTTTCCATTCATCTCAGCAGCAGTAGCATCAAAGATAGCTTTGTCTGCATTAATCTGAGCAATATAATTCTGGATATCTAAGTTAAACCTTTCGAGTTTTAAATTTTCCACTTCAGCCTTAGTTTTTACTGCCTCCATTTCTGCAGTATATAGTTTGGCAATAATATTGAACGCCTCAACTTTTCCATTATACATATCTATGGTATTCTTGTTTACTTTGGATTTTACTTCACATGCGCTAATCTGTGCTTTATATATTTCGGCCTGTGTCAGGGCAGCCTTGATCTTAGATTCATAAACCGCAGCCTGTGCCTGATATGCCCCGACCTTTGCATTGAATTTATTTACATTGGCATTAAATAGTTCAATACCTATTTGAGCAATAGTTCTGGATGCTTCAAATGCTCTGTTTGCCTGGGCATTGAAAAAATCTCTAAGCATTCCTTCGAGCCGAATCCCTTGCTCAATTATAAAATGTGTATTGGCCTGGGCAAGCTGGGCCTGGTCGATCATTATTTTTGAGTTAATCTCGGTATTGTTCCTCGACACTTCTCTCGCAACTTCAGCCAGGCGACCGGCCATTGCGCCAACAGGAAGGGTGAAACCTCTCGCCTCAAAATAATTTTCTACTTCTTGGTATAAACGCTCGTTCTCGGTTTCTTGTCGTGCTAAAGCTCTATCATAAAGTTCTTCTTCGATTGTAGCACCAAGACCGGTTCCGCCATTGCGGATATCATTTAATACCTTGGCAAGCAAATCAGCCCATATATCAGAACCATAATCTGCTTCGGTATATGAGAAATTTTCCGGCATATCCCATATTTCAGTAGGCACTTCTCCCTCAAATTCCGATACTGTAATAACGGGGGCTGTCGGAAAAGTAATGTCCGGAATATTAGGTTCCGCCGGCAATTCGTTATCCGGCTTAGCAGGATATTCGATAGATTCTAATGCTGCCGGACCGGTTGGCTTTGCAATAACATCATGTTCAGGCCACTCTATTTTTGTATCTGGAGCGGTTTCAGTAAAATTGTCAAAATCAGGCTCTTCTATATGTTCAATTTCTCTCCATACCGGCTGTGCAATACTGTTCTCCGGTATATCTTCTAATGGATAGTCTTCAGGAACAGGTCTTTCATTATAATCAATAGGTTCTATGTTGGGAGGATAAGGATGGTATCTTTCAACATCAAAATCGGTTCCATCTTCTTCAAGTTCCCTGAGATAGCTTTCCATATTTTGCATAAAACCATGTGCTGTATCAAGCTGATCTTCTGCAAATCTTTGGCATTTATCGAAACGATCTTCTACTTTCCCCGGGATAGAAATATCCCCAACCCTGCCCTCTGCCCATTCCGGTACTGGCACCCATGTGCTCATATTGTTTTACCTCTTTTCTATCATATTGGGTCTTTCGTAAAGATATATCAATAAGGGATCGCCTAACCCATTGCTACTCCTGGCATTCTCCCTATATAAGCCCAAGGTCAATCAATTCGTGGTTCTCGCAACCTAAAGCTTCTAACAATTTCTCGGTTATATCCAGATATTCCATATCTTCCGTATCTTCTTCATCCCACTGTATTTTCCAGTATATCTTCCAATAATCCGGCTTGTATTCTGTCACTCCCGTACAATCATTAATATAAAGCTCTGTGATTGAGTCACCTTTCCCTGCAGCAATAAGTCCTTGATTGTCCTCAGTAGCTCTATCATCAAGATAATATACATGATCTACATCGTCGTAAGAAAACTCTATTTCCCCATCTATATTAAAAATATCTTTATCATAATAATGATAATCGTCCTTGTTCGACTCTCTTAACCACTCCCAACGATCACTTTTACAGCTAATTGTATCAGAATCTATAGCTATCCAATCATCGCCCCTCATTTCATCTCCATCCATAGTATAAAAACAAGGGAAGGAAAATCCTGACGCATCTATATATGAAGGCGGAAAATTCTTATCCCAAGTACATCTGCTATTAAAGTCATCTTCGGTTGGAGTAGAATCACAAGAGCAACCACTACATTGAGGAAAATATCCTGGACGCCAACCTAATGTCGTAGAATGATAAGCATGTGTCCATGCCTCTCCGTCAATATACTGCCGATGTTTCCTATATCTAAAATCAAGAGCATTATTACAAACCCAGCATCCTCTGTAATCATCACTTTCTTGTTGGAAAAGTTGCTCTTGGACACTTCTCCATTTTGAATATGTTCTGTGAACAATTCCATGATCGTATAATGGTCCGGTAATTTCACAGAAAGCTACATAATTATAACAATATTCGCTAACACTTTGACTTCTTACATCAACTAATAACTTAACTTCAGTACCTAAAAGATCCCAACTTTGGTCTGAGTGTCTATGAGATAGGTCAACAAATCCAGTAATATCCCCACCATCATATTTATATTCACTACCATCTAAAAAACCAGATTCTCCACATGGAGCATAGTCATCATCAATATATATTGATGGAACAGAATCTTCCTGATATACCGCTGGAGGATCTTCATAAAATTGAGTCCATTCCGTCAATAGTTCATGTTCAAATCCTGTATCCTCTTTAGTCCATCTAACTCTGGTACATGATGTTATTTCTGCTGTTGCTATTGTATCATTTTTTAAATCATAAGTATATTGAATTGGTCTTTTATTCCAACTCATTGCAATTACTACTTTATCCTGATCTAGACTTTGTATGTCAGACATTAAATTCTGAGGTAGTTCTGAATGTCCATAATAAAGCGCCCAACAAGTTTCATAACCTTTTCCATTAGCTTCATCAGGATATACCAGAAAATCGTAGAAGGCTTCATTTCTTATATCATAAACTATGCCACCTATAAAGTCTAACATATCACAGCAACAATCTATATTTGTACTATACCAGGCCATAATTCCTTTTTCGACATCGGCGTAAAAATGTCTTGGAGGAACGGGAAATTTTAATCCGGTTGATAATATATTATTATGTTCCGCCCATAATGAGTCTGGAAAAGGTAATGGGTACATAGGCCATTTACTTGTATCAAGTATATCACAAAAATAATCACCGGGTACTGTAGGATGCTGAGTACCATCCTCTGCAACATACGCATGAAGTGGCATAAACATTATATTTCTATTCTTGGTAAGCATGTGTGCAGCCGCTACCCAACGCTCAGGTCTTTCTATAATATTGCCCTCTTCGTCTTTATCGGCTTCCCTTTCTTCCGTAGTCCTCCCATCCATCATAAATGCTTTGGTATGTTTATGGGGATGTTTATATATAGATGTTTCCGGGACTCCAATAGGAGTATTTCTCATCATTTCAAGATGTGAATTTGTCGTTTTCCTTATAAGAAATTCGTAGGTATCGTTTAAATCAAACCTTGACCAGTGTCTCTCTAACTCATTTAAATCAACCGAGTCTTCTTTATTATTAAAATATATCCACTTATATTCCCTGGTCTGTACTTCCGTAATCGGATCAACCTTAACAATATAAGCGAAGAACCTCGGAATTAACTTCAATTTCCTTTTTTCTGCTTTTTTAACCTTGCGAGGAATGCACTCAATGATAACTTCTCTGAGACTAAAGCAAGCCAAGGCACTAATTGTCACCCTCGGATTAAGCCTCACTCTTCTTGCGCCCTGCTTTAAATTTTGAAAACTCATCTGATTTTCAAGTATTCTCATCTGGCTCTGAGCAGCGCCTATAAAATCTCTGGCTCTTTCCTTATCGCCCAAGAGAGTTATTTTGCAAGGTAAGGTTATCATACCTTAAAACCTCTCGGCATTATAACCAGAGCAACATCAATAGAGTCAATGCCAAAGTCACAGCCATCTACATTAGATATCTGAAAGGTAAGGTATCTTCCCCTTATCTCCCTGGTTCCCGTTATCCTTCTCCATTGTTGATCGGTCCTTACCGAGTCTACAGTCCTGGATACCCACGAACGGTTATCCCCGAGAGTTACTATAAGGTCTCCATCAGCCTCATATCCTAAAAATATGAACCGTACCTTTTTAGGATTATTGATTCCAAAATCCGTTACTACCGGTTCAAAATAGGCTCCTATAGCATCACCATCGTCTGTGTCGCCGCCAAGCTCATATATACCATCGGCAGACGCTCCAAGGTAAATATCCCCGAATTTCACCATAGAATTGAAATCGTAATTAATGTACTGAGTTGTAGCCCCTGCCTGTAAAGTATGATCCAGGACAAACATACAAGAGCTATATGGCACGAAAGAGGCCGTAATATCTGCTGTTGGGGTAGGAGCGTATCCGTTTATATCAGCCATTATCGTATTTTCCCCCTCACATGCCTCAATATCGAACTTGTGAAGCAATCAACGCTTGATGTCATAGTAGGAGTCGGAACCGTGCCTGTAAGTATTATGGTATCGTTTGCCAGCGACGCATAAAAACGAACAAGGGAACCAGGTACCGGCACTCTACCGGACAAAGTGACAACCTGTCCTGTCAAAGCCACCATGGTACAATATGGGCAAGGCACTCTCCCGAGGATAGAGGCTACGTTGCCAACAGTAGCTTCAAATAATCCTGTAGGGGTTGGAACTGTACCGGATATAACTGTGATATTCTCTGTGTCACCTATACAGGTAAACAGGGGAGTTGGTGCCCAACCATATATAGTGGCAAGATGGTGAGTATCAGCTACTATATCACAGGTTGGAACAGGAACGTCTCCGCTAAAACTAAGACCGATCCGCATTGAGCAGGTCGGGCACGGAGCGTTGGCTATAATTGAAGGATTTCTGCCGCTGTAAGCTATACATGTAAATTCGGGGACTGGACAATCGCCTTCTATTATCCTACCGATTCTAAAACTTGCAGTAGGAACCGGTGGAGAAGCATCAATGCGAGCATATCTGAAAACAGCCGACATCTCGCAGGTCGGGGTTGGGCAGTAACCATTTATCTGTCCTGTATATGTAATATATGTCTTACCATCTAAAAGGTTGGTGGTTAAATGCTTAATACCTGTTTTGCCATCAAGAAGATTGGTTGCTGCACTTTTTACTATTACTTTCCCATCTAATAGGTTGGTATCTATATTTTTTATTCTAGCCTTGCCATCGAGAAGATCGATATCGAAAGTATCAATAAATGCTTTGCCATCAAGAAGATTGGTTGCTACGTTTTTTATTCTAATTTTGCCGTCAAAGAAATTGGTTAAAAATGCTTCTTCTGACCCAAATGTTACTAAGTTATCCTTATTAGAATAAGTTGTTGCTTTAATCCACTCATCAGCCCTCCCTGCATTTGATATCCTAACTTCATCAATAATACCATCAGCAGGACGCATCATAGTACCTGCATAGTCTTCCCCGCCAATTACAAATTTTGCTGTATTGTTTCTAACTGTATCGCCAATTCTGTCTATCTCTGATGATTGTTTAATTCCATCTAAAAAGCATTCAATTTTATCATAAGAAGATTTCCACCTTCCAGCAAAACAGTAATTAGTGTCTACGACAATAGCATCGTTTGTTCCCGCAGGACTATCTGTATCTGTATCATCAGTAGCTAAGGCAAAAAATATTTTGTTGCTACTTGCGCTTATATAGACCCTAAAGCTATGATTTGATCCGTCATATCGTTTGCTTACTAATGTTTGTTCGTAGGCGGGGGATGAATTAGCTGGGTATTCTTGTTTGTAACTAACCTCAACAGTTATATTGGATAAATTGTCTAATGCGGCAAGATCACTTACATCTATATAGTCATTAGTATCTGTTTGAGTTCCATCTTCAAATTGAATGCCCTTACCAATTAACGCATCTACCAATCTTCCAGATGTAAGTGCTGATCCTGGAGTGCCGTTGAATTCATTTGAAGTGGAATCCTTCATGCAACCCGATCCACCTGACGGGTCTTGGCTCATATGATGGACAAGAATGAAATTTGAATCCCAAACGTTTTGGGCAGGAGTTGAGCCAGTATCACCTATGTAGGTAGTATTATCGGCGTGGTCTTTATCATAATAAAGGTATAATTCGGTGTCTGAATTGTAAGCTACTGAAGGAACCTTAACCCAAAGCCAGGCTTTTTCACTGGCATCATCCCATCTCTCTATCTCAACATAACACTGTGTCTCCCCGTCAGAAGTAGTTACAGCTATCTTTTTTCTGTTTGCATCGGAAGTTAACTCATCAAAAACACAGGAAACATCCGCAGAAGTAATACCTGAAGTGCTAGACAAATGAATTAGAACTGGAAAATTAGTCAGATTTGCGGTATCAACTTTAGAAGAGTCGATGGTAAGTTTTATTCTTTTATCCCATCCAGACAACCAGCCCATATTACAACCCTAAAACCTTATCTCTGACAAGTGGATGAATATGACCCATGAACTGAGAAAGGGGAGCAATATAACCTTTAACGTATCTCCCTGTATAGAAATCAATGTCCTTCAAAAAACAATATCGGCCATCAGTCCAGCCAATGGTCCATATCTTGATTTCTCTATGCCCTGCATATTTCCCTTGTTTGTCAAAGGTAGCTTCCCTACCTCCCCAGCGAAAATTTAAAAAGGCCCTGAACCCAGGGCCTTTGCAATCAACTTGATGGACCTTGCCTACCATGTGGCAAACTATACGAATAACCTGATCCCATGCTACCTGTCGCCAGTTCTTCGAACGAGAATCTTCAACCGTGCCGTTGGCTAGATGAAACTCTACCCAGCGATCCCGGTATTCCGAATCAAGGTGTAAATATTTCATTCCCTGTTTCCTTTGCTGTGCTTAGCTATAGGAAAATTTAAAACTATATTGGAGCTCGTACCCGGCATCCGTCCCTTTGTAAGTCCCGGTAGTTTCTCCTGCAGCAATAGCAAGATACATAGCCCACATGACGACATCATCAGACGTGGTGGATAATACCATGCTTGATCCTTCGTCGGTGGGCCATACATTAATTGCCCCTGGCTCTGATTCATCCATGGTAGCCCAAGTGTAGCTTGCAGTAGTTGCATTAGCCACATAATTCTCTGTTGACGATGGAGTTGCATTATCACCGCCGGATAACGGCTGCACTTTACAGACACTCCCCGCCTGGTCAAACCCGTTACTGGACATCCAAAGCTTAAAAGTCTCAGCTAAGGTATTCCCACCGTCAGCCGTTACGTCCCACAAAAGAGTAAGGACCGAAGAATTTGCAGCCCCCCCGGAAATATCCACTGTTCCAAAGTCAGCTTCGTTTCCCTCCCCTGTCGAGACGACACTTTGGCCCGATATCGCTGCCAGCCTCTCAGCAGCAGTATCAATATCTGCCACCGCTGTACTTTGTGGTATCAATCTAAACCTTGTCGTCGGTTCAGCCATATCATGCCCCCTTTACACACTTTCAGCCATCGGGATATTAACCTCATCTATAGTAGTGGTTCCTCCCGATGTGATAGATGTATTTGCCATATTCATCTGTGAACCGGATGTCGCAATAGCGCCGTCAATAACCTGGTCATCTGCTCCACCGGCAGCAGCATTATCATAAATTCTGAACCAACCGGCTGTACCGGTGGCCGTGGCCACACCGGACCATACTTCGCCGGAGGCAGCATGAAGTTCGGCATCCGCTACCTGCCCGAAGTTGATACCGTTCGTGGCAGAGCCACCTGTAAAGGCACCACTGCTTTCTGTGATCTGAATAAGTTCAGACCCGGACTCGGCATCGTCTGCCGAAGTTGGCTGTGAACCGGTGAAAATCTTCATAGTCATGTTACGGAACTGGTCGATTAAAGCCCCGCCCCTGGCAGAACCAAGAATTATCTGGCTACCAGCCCCTTCACCGGTGATGCTTCCTGTGGGGATATCAAGTTGCCCATCGGCAACTGCCAGAATTTCATAAGAACCATCATCGGCAGCAGAACCCTGAATAGTAACCTTATCTCCGACCTCAAACCCGCCAAGACCATTTGATACTTGGGTAATAGTATCATTCCCTGTGCCACCATCAACGATAGCAATATCTGTCCCTGTAACAAGCTGATTGCATGTAGCCTTCAAGCCCAACATATCATTTCGTACTTTGGTTGAAAATCTAAAAGCCATAATTTTACTCCTTTATTCTATGGTATGAATAAAATTTAATCCCCTCAACAAAGATCTTCCTTTTGTCCCTTGAGGATAAACTACTTTCTTTTTATTAAGATTTATTACGCCACCCTCCTGTGTCCCAAGCATTGCCCCTTCCCTGGTGATCCATAAAGCGCAAGGACCACTTATTTCAAACTCAGGTATGTCTGTACCATCCACATAATCTATCGCATCAGACCACTCCAGGGCAGGATAGGTTGTTAATTTACTCTGCACCATATCTCCGGGGACCAGCCCTTTTAAAAAATATATTGCCTTTTCGGTAGATACAAAAAGGCCATACGTCATAGGCTTTATCATTCGGATATGCGTATTAAACAGAAAAAAATTGCGGGCCATATCGTACCAATCCAGTGCACCATATTCCGAATACCATAATATATTCCCCTTGGAGATATATATTCGCCCACCATGGTAGGCAAGGTGATTCCCCGGGAAAGGACCTGTAAAAATTCTCTGTGTAACAGGCCCGACATAATCCCTGGTCTTTGCCCAAGTACAGGCAATACCGTTCTCTACATAGCCCAACGTTTGATTATTTGTAAAATAAATCCGGTCACCGACTTGAGCGTAAGCCATAAGATTATTGGAAGAAAGAGACCGCAAAAGCCGATAAGAAAAATTTGTCTCAAGCAAATAAAGTCCGGCGTCATGGACAAAAACGCATTCCCCTCCATCACAAAAAAGACTATGTGCGTCCAGAGGCACTTTTAAAGTCTTGCCTGTGCGCCTATTAATTCTCCCTGATGGAGAAATCATAACATTGACAGCTACCGCAAGATCAGAAATCCCGGACTTAGATTTATATCTTATCCTTGTCGGGTCATCGACTGTATTAAGACCGGTCGATGATCTTAAATATGGTAAAGTCTTTGCCATTAATATTTTAGGGATTCCTCTAATAATTTTCTGCGTCTATTTATCTTTGATGTAGCGCCCTGAAGGTTACCTTTGAATACCTTTTTTTCTTTCTTTTCAGGTAATATATATTCCTGAAGTTTCCTTCTGAGTTTTTCTGCTAATGTTTTTTTAGCCATTATTAATATCCTATGACGCAATTCACATCACAAAGTGAGCTACTGGCATAGTACTCAGGCTCAGCATCCACTCCGATAAAATCTATTAAGTCAATCATGGCTTCGTAAAATTTATCGGTATGATATCTTGTTCCTACACCATGGGCCTCGGCCCCATCCTCCAGGCCCTCCCCGAAGATTTCCTTACACACATAATGCTTAATAAGACGAACTTGCAAATGGTCGGGTATCCCGTCCGGTTCATCAGTGTTATTCACCATCTCTACCGGTTTCCGGTAGTACGATATAAGAAGATCCTCTGCTTCGCTTGGTATACCTTGATAATAAAGTTTCCTACCTTTTACGCAAACGCTCGTTACTGATCCTGTTTCAGTTAAATCCCTCTTGAAACAATGGTTTAAGAACAACATAAAACTGTAATAGTTGCCGCCATCAGGTGGCAATATACGATCTCCCACGGAGTCTACTACATAGAAAAGACTACGCTGATAGTCAGTAGGAAGGTCCGCATAAGCATCAGTAGTAGTTGAAACGATAGCGGTTGAATACAAATCAGGCAAAGGAGGAGACGTTGTCCCGTTCGGCATCCGAATCCCACCGGCTATATTATTGACAGCATCGTTTATCCGATCAGTTAAGTCAGTATAAGAATCGTCCTGAATGATATTTTGTATTGCTGCTGTAAGTTTAGTTAAAGTTGCCATATTTTTTAAGTTGTCAATCTATACGTTAAATTTGATCTGCTTTGTTCGAACCTTGTATAGAGCCCCACATCTTACAGTTCCCCTTCATCTTCTTCTATGGCATCTATACTATGATTAGTGTCTATCTGATCAAGCCCCCAATCTATTACTTTCGCAAATGGATGATACCAAGGTATAGTGCCACCGTGCTTTCGCTTTAGTTTTCCTAAACGAGAACTTATTGTCTCATCGGGGTAGCCACCAAGAATTGTATTAAATAGTTGGTCTATACTAATAAGAAGATTTAAAAAATATTTTTTCATTTTGGCTTCTTCTCAAAATTTAATATATAAAAAAATAGCACCCCGTCTCTGCTTGACGGGGTGCACCCTCTTTAATATTGCTTCACAAAAAGGGAAACCTTATCATTTTACTATGCTTCTGAGGCGCTCTGCTTTACGTAAGCGCTGTCATCATATTCGATGGTAAGTGTAATATTTCCATCAGAGGCTAAAAGAGCAGCCTCAAAAGAAACTTTAAGCACTTTATGTGTTGCATCAGATGAATCAGGATCAAAGATCAAGGCTTTGTTCGTGCTGTCCGGCACACCTTCAAGAATAGTCCCGGCGGCGGTGCCCCCGGTTGGAGCCGTTGCTGTATTGACGGCATCCCCACCACGGGCAACTGTAATCGTTTTAGTGGCAACTAAGGTGGCCCCTGATGTCGCCTTCACTGAAACCACATTTCCACGGCACGGCACAGGAATATACAAAATATTTCCAGCATTTAGCGCCACACAATTAGTGATTATATTTTTCATATTATTTTCTCCTTTAATTTCTATGTAGCTGCCGGTTCAAGGATTGCGCTGAGATCCTCGGACACGACGCCATAATAATTCTCTGCAATCGCACATGCTGTAGCAGTTATACCATTAGCCTGGGCAGCAGCACCACATGCCAAGTTCCGCATAACGATCCCTGTGGAGGTGGCTGGCAAGTTAATGCAAGAATCATTGTCCGATGCAGCGTTGGAAATCACATTATCGACAATTACACAATTAGTAATAACCCCGGCTCCACCGATACACATGGTTCCCCAATCACCGATCAAGATATTACGTCTAATGATGTGCCCGTCCCCTGTCCCAGCGAAGTTCACAAAATGGGTATTGGCCGCATCACGAGCTATTGCGTAACAATCCTCAATGGTAATCCGATCAGAACCCGTAGCCGCTGCATCCTGTACCCATATTTTTGCATTCATATTAGTTGCCTTTTCAGTGAAGCGGCAACCACGAAGGGTAAAGTCGTCGGCGTTTACGTCAATTGCAGCCACAATGTCGGCGTAGTTGGCTACAAAATGAACGTTCTGAATAAGCACATTAGCTGCGTCAATATCAATGTCAGCAGTAGTAGCGGTATCAAGCGTAAAGGTTGGCTGTAAAGAGCCATTACCAATGCCAATTATGGATATTCCCGCCTTATCTATTGCAAGACCGGCGGCAGCGGATATTGTTTCCGCATGTCCGGGTAACAAATAAATCACGTCATCCTGATTAGCGGTTGCGAGAGAAAGGGCATAAGCCAAAGTCTTTACCGATGATTCTTTTGATCTCCCGGACCTCCCGTTATCTCCGTTGGTGTAGTCAACGTAAAATTCATCTCCAACAATTTTACGTGTAAATTCTGTCATGAGGCGTGTAGGATTAGGCCCCCCGACAGTTACTATTCGTTCACTCATAATATTTACTCCTTAAAAAGGGGTAGCAAGCTACCCCTTATCTATGTCTATGCAGGTGCGGTCAGATTGGTATGCAGAACATGCATTTTCCGGTTGGAACAGTAGAGATTACCTACCCAGCGGGTGTTAGCCGAAATGTCATCCGGCTTTCCAAGCACTTCCTTACTTACCCACACAGGAGTAGTGAAATTGAACTTCGGGTGGCTCCTCAAGGAAAGGTAATTCAGGTTCAATGCCATAAGCTCGCCGGCAGTGACATACGGATCGGCGACGATAGGGGCATTCTCGTGCCAGATATTTTGCCATCCGGCTTTAACCATGTCCTTGTCAGAATATCTCTGCTGCGGGTGGAGACTCTGTTTATAGCCGTCCCTAAGCAGGGCAGTGGTTACGATGAAGTTCGGTAAGGCCCAGGCGTGATCACCCATATCGACCTCACGGAAAATTTTCTGCATGACTGCGTAGCTGATAGGCTCAACGGTATCAATAACATTGGCCTTCCAGTCCGACATATCATCAGTAGCAATGCTCCCATATTCAGTGGATGTAGTCGTGTTAAAGAGATCGCCAAGACCATTAATCCGAGTACTATCAGCGGCGGCGGAAATAACATCCTCAGCCATCTGGACCCTGGCGGCCTTCTTAATGCTCTTCATATACTGGTTGGTAAGGCTGATAATTGCAGCATCCCCCTGGTTCTGTACCTGATCATCCAGGTTCAGGGAGTTGGCGCCATATATACCGGCCCAACGGAAACGAGCGGCATCAAAGAGATCCTTCTTAGACTGATCGATTACGGTAGTTGCACCATACCCGCCACGATGAGAATTGGCATACTCAAGAGGGATTTTAACCATCTTCCCTCCGTCAACCATTTCGTGGGGCTGTACCTCCCAATTATCCCGAGCTATGGCATTGCCCATAAGGCGCCACACCAGGGCAGAAGCCTTGTTGAGAATATCAACCGGCTCAGTCTGAAGCCAGTAATATTCGGTAGTTGCATTTAACTGATTAATTAAGCTCATTTTATTACTCCCGTATAAAGAACAACGGGGTTATGCTGCCCTCATCCTGTCGAGAACAGCTTGCATTCCTGCGTTCCTCGCTGCTCCTGTTGTTTTTGGTTGTTTTGTTTGGCCCTGTGTCCCCTGACTTTTCAGGATAACAGTGCCAGTTTCGTCTGTGCCTTTCTTTAAATTAAGGCGTTTCATTAATTCTTCGTTCTGTTCCTCAAGTTCTCTGGCTCTTCGGGCTGCCTCATCTCTCTGTATCTCTCTATACGCAACCAAAGCGTCAGACATGCCGGTTTTGTCATTGGCAATATATTCCCTGATCTTAGCCTGCATCTCAGGAGTCTTGAAATCAGGATTTTCCTTCTCAAATAATTGATGAGCAGACCTGATATCCCGTTCGTCAAGTTCCGATTTAAACTTCTCCGTTGCGGCAGCCAATGTTCTGGCGTGCTGCATCTCGGCTGCCAGAGAATTTGACTTACGAATAAGAGCAATCAGCTTGGAAGTGTAACCCTCTTCAATAGGGTCTAACTCCTCAATTTTCTTGTCTATTTTTTCTTGCTCTTTTCTGATACTGTCTTCCTCCACACTAGAGGGTTCTTGCTTACTGGCCTTCTCACCAGCTTCTATCTTAGCTTGTAATTCACTAAGTAACATCTGACTCTCTTCGACTTGTCTCCGAAGCATGCCAGTCTCATTACCCTGTTCCGATAATTTTCCCTGCAGATTTTTTAAGCCTTCCTCTGCATCTTCCTTGGTTTTCCAAGAACCGAGAAAATAATCGTCTGCACCATTTTCATCAGGGTTGCCTTCAGTGCTTTTAATGTCTTTTTTGTCGTCTTCCATGTCTTTCCTCCGGGGCCTCTTGTTGTTGACGTTATTCCCGTAGGCCGTCACAAAAGGATGTTCCCTTCTCTAAGGTTAATAAAATAAAACTTGCAATAGTTGAAATAAAATGTTATTATAATAAATTTATCACATTTTTTTTTATTTCGCCATTATTCGACTTTTATTCCATGCACCAGATAAAGATAAGTGGTGACAATAAGTCTGAAAAACAAAAAGCCCGCATTTAGCGGGCTTCAATTTTTATGTATCCATTTTTAACCAATAGGGATAAGATTTTTCCTTTTCATGCATTCCCTCCACTCTGTCCTGGTAGTAATTGGCCTTTCTCTTCTTTCTTTGGGAGTTAAAAGAGTATCGCAGGCCGAGGCAAGCCATGGGACATTACCATCCGTCTGGATGGCGGTCGGAGAAAGTATTTTCTTCGCTTTCCTGCCACAGGCTATACACTCAACCTCACGTGGGAAATCGTTAATAGGGAAGGTCCTATCCATCTCAAGACCGCAATCCTCGCACTTGTATGTATAAAGAGGCACTGTTCTACTTAGACCTCTTTAATGTATGCCCGGTAGCGAGGGAGCCAACCGCAGTCACAGTATATGACAATATTGTAAAAATCTCGGCTGATCCGGCTACGGCCATCGCCACTACAGATAATACACCAATGACTACTATAGCAAGGGTAATATCATTCATGTTTTTACCTCCTTAGTTCATTGAAACAATTGATGGGTTCCGTATATCCTGATTTTCCTCCGCACTCTTTGCAATATGATTGGCCATGGCCGCCATGGCGCTGCCAAAAATATTGAACATAATTGCAGGATTATTAATTGGCCCCATAACCTTTACATTGCCATCACTGAAGACTTGAATATTAACTGTCCCTAAGATCGTTGGTTCTTTTTGGTTTTCCGTTTGTTTTTCGTCCATATTACCTCTCTATTTTTTATTTGTTCCTTCAACGCCTCGCCTGATACGATCTGCCGTTCGGTGGCGTAACCAAGCAAGGCCCTCTCTTATTTTCTTTAATGCCTTCTCATTTTCTTCGCAAGCATAAGGCCCAGCCTGAAAACATTCAAGCCTGTCAATCACAATAGCAAGGAGATCTTCATTCTGACAACCGGCAACACCAAATTCACCTACCGGCCCTTCCTGGAATTTGACATAACATAGGGACACATGATCTTTCGACACAAGATATCTATGGCAAGCCCCTCCGGCCCCGGGTTCATCCATTACCGTGATTTTATTTGCGCAATCGGTTTTGAGTACTCTGTTTTCCATATCAATTATCCATTTTTGCTTAGGCTATTGAGTTTTTGAAGCACCAGCTTCCCCGGGCTGAGGCTCAATGTTTTTCTTTTCTTGATTCGATCCACCGGGACCTTGGCCCGGCTGTATAAGATATTGCTGTAACATCATAGCTTGCTCTTCCGGTAAACCTGCGTCAATTAATATCTGCAAAGCCTGTCCTAATTGACCCTCACCAACCCGCTCGATTATAGATTTCCAATCAGGGAAATTAACAGACTCTAAAAGAGCTTGCCTGTCGATAGCTCCCATCCCATATAATTTAACACTTTGTTCGGCCACCTGTAAGCTGGTTTTTGGAGTAGTAGAACCGGACTCAACTACGTAACTGAACTTCCGACCGGCAAAATTAGTACCGACAAACTCTGAAGGTCCGTCAGCCACTTCCACATACTCTGAAGCTACACCGAAATTCTGATACAGTCCTATGCACCATCTTGATCTATTCTCCGCCAAACTCTCAACCGATGATGTTTTTGACTGCATCAACTCCTGATTTCGCTCCTGCAATGAAACAATGGCAGCGGCAGCGATTACCCCCCTCGGAGCCTGACCCCTATCTGCGCTCTCAATAGCATATACTCTGTCGAAGAAACCGACTATAACTTCAAGTACCTGAAAAAAGGTGGGTGGCAAACTCGGTATATCCATAAATTCGATTCTGGCATTCGGAGTTGTCGGCATTAATATTAAGCGGCCAGACTTTTTAAGTTGGTTTTCGATCATCTCACGTGTAATACCACAATGCTTTTGAATTATAAGCGGCGGACTCATTACATTGATAACGTAATTAATGAGCCTGGCAATTATTTTATTGATCTTAACGATCAAATCACCCACTTGTTCAGCGGCGGCAAATCCCCATAAGGACACAAGGTCCTTGTAACTGTTTGCGTGGTAAATCGGAAATCTGCCCCACGGATGAGTAGTCTTAGCAATTTCAATATCCAGCGCCGGATTAATATTAGGGTTTGCGCAGTCATCCAGGACAACGAAACCCTCATGGTCTTCGCCGCTTGTAGCGGCAATAGTTATCTTCCTTACTCCGTCAGGATAAACAGGGACCATCTTCGTTATTTTCTCAATAATCATTTCCCCTTTTTCGTCCACCTCAGGCAACCCTGTTTCAGGATTAATGACCGGATGCTCCTCGCTCACCTTGGTCTTTCTGTAATCCCTTACCCATACCTCTTTGACCAAGCAACGTTCAAGCTTTTTGTCTATGGCTCCCTTACTGTCTATGTCAGCCTTTGTCATCGGGTCTTGATATTTGCCCGTAAGGGAGACATCAAGATCAGTGCAACCTGTACCCTTATATTCTTCCCTTACTGTTCCGAGCAAGTCGTATGCTTCATCGGGTACTATATTTTTGACATTGAACTCAGACTCCACTGCATCTACATATCTCAAATAAGCAAAAGTGACAAAAGGAAGGTCAGTGTCAAGATTCTCGAAAAATCCGGGAGCAGGATAGAAGGTATATGGATCACTTATAACAATATCCGGGCATTCCTGTTCTTTATTCCAACCAGGCTTCTCAAGCGTTATACCATAAATCTCCATAGTGCGGGCTGAAGACCGGATTTTCTTTTGCTGATTGGTCTCCTTCCACCACTTCTTCAGCTTGGAGTCCAGGATATCCTCTGCCCCATCCTGATCTGTGCCATCAAGATCAACTACCTCTCCAACCGGCTCTCTGGCCGTGATGTTTGCCACAGTCCTTTCAATGTTGGAAAAATATAGATTAACCGGCGTCAAACCAACAGACTTACCACGTGTCCCACCAACTGTTTTGCCCCTGTACAGGCTGTAGTTGGCGAGTAGGTCGTCATGTTTTCCAAGCCTCTCAAGTTCTAAACGGGAGATTTCGAAGAGATTATTTGCAAAGGCTGCGACATCTTTATGTCCTTTGGGCGGTATATTGGAAAGGGACCATTCTTTACTTATGGCTGGCATGGTTTATTTCCTTTACTTACTTCGATTAATTCGATAAGTTTTATATCTAAATAAAAATTCCCCTGGAATACCTACAGGTACCCTAATAATAATATGATCTGTATTTTCAGGTATGAACAAATCTGACATAATTTATTTCCGCCTTTTTTTGCCGGAAAAAGAAGCCTCTTTTTCCATCTTTTTAATCACATCTTCGGGGGTGAATAATTCAGCCTCAGAAATAGGCTGCTTGGCCTCCGGCTCAATCACTGGCTTATCATGCAAAGTATGAGCTTTCTTAACTGGTTCGCCTGCCTCTCGCCAAACCAGTTTGCCCCGCTCCTCTGATATTGTATGTACCTTCTCATCAGGGAAGTCCGCAAAATCCAGTTTCCCGCTTGGGCAAATATACCCACCGCAGGACGAGCAAAACATGAGAAAACGTGTTGTTGATTCCACGGCTAAGGAGCCATCATAGGTAGGCCAATCCTTATAAAGGGGGAGTAGCCTAAGCATATTCCCTGTCAAAGGTTTATGGCAAATATAATCTTTAGTAGTTTCATAAAAAACTGCTCCACATGACATGCATCTGACCTTAAAACCTTCTAATCCTATCGACATTATTTACCCTCCCGAACAGAGCCAAAACTTTCAAGGAATTTATTTGTCTTTTTTAAGATATGTTCTTCAGCTTCATTTTTAAGATCGTCAGGAAACAGGGCCATGTCATCAGGGGTATCTACAGTGAAGACATCACCCTTTGGTGAGAAAGCATCCGGGAATAAATCCCCATTCATTGTCTTAGGCAGTATATAGGCACCAATGAAAACCGATCCGATACCCATAAAATATCCTACTACCAAAAAAATAAACATTAAAGTCGATTCATCCATTTTCGCTCTCCAATATACTTTGTACATCCCTCCAAGCATCTGACTCATAATTTTGATCAATATAACCAAGATCAACGAGTCGTTTAAACATGGCGGTTGCGCCAGCGTCCCATGCTTTACGAAACATTATATGCTCAAAAAAATCGTACTCTAATTTTATATAAAATTCTTCAAAATTCATTTTCATCTTCCTTCACTGTAAAGGCATTTTCACCCAGGGTATCCATCCAGCGTACACGGTTCAACAGAGAAAATACCAAACCACCAACCGCAAAAACACAAGGATCGTCCTTCTTGAATTCCCTTAATCTGTTCTGCAAAATATAATTGTGTCCAAAGAAAAAACGTTGGGTATCCTTTAAGAGTGTAGACCTCAGCGCCCGGACATAATTATCAAAAATCTTTTGGGTGTAAAAATCATCGGGAGGGCTTATTAATATAGCCGCCCTTTCTCCGCCCTCAGCAATAAGTGCCTCATTATAAAGAGCGAGAGGAGTAAAAAAACGGTCCGGGTCCCCGAGCCACACCCTAAGCAAGTTCTTATGAACCCCAAACCCATACTCTCCCCGAAGTCTAACGCACTCCTTGAGTAATGTCGGCACATCTTTTGACTCAGCCTCGTCAAGAAGCTGAAAGTTTGCGTTGAGAGGATCAGGTGGATCAGTAATTGAATCATTCGGACGAACAACGCCAACTATAGCAGCATAACCAGGAAGGCCATTTGTACTGTCTGTTACCTCCGTAGGCCAACCAAGACAGGCGTACAGATCATAATATAGTTGCTTAGTCTCTATATTTTTGAACCAATAAGGCCGTTCAACTAACTCTGTTCCTGTTAATCTCGCATAATCCATACGTGCTTGTAAAAGATTAAAAGAGTAAGGATGAGTAATTAACTCTATTTTACCTTTTATGTTACTCATAAAGGTATTATACTGTATCAGAAGGTAAAACCGCAACCAATCGACTTACTTAAACGGATATTTCTTAATTATCTTTCACTTCCGTTATCTAGAAAACTATAAGAAAGTCAGTCTCTTTTCTTGCGGTAGCCAGCCCGTGAAATCCATCCAGATATTGGTAGCATTAATCGTAAGTAATATATTATTCTTTTCTCTACAAACAGATTCAACTTTTGTTTCTTTCTCAAAGTTTCCAACCACAATGATTTTATGTATGCTTTCTTTTTCCTATATTCTGAGAAGAGCATCCATAAATCTTCTTCATCTTCTTTAATAATCTCCGGTTCCGGCTCATAGAGGATAGTCCACCCATTCTGATCAGAGGCAGAAAAAGATAGGCTTGAAGGACAATTCAAATCTATTTCTGTTAAAGAAAACATTTTTAATCTACCATTTCGGAAGGATATAATCGCCTACTTTAATTTTTGTCATTTTATCACCACGTTTTTTGGTCCCTGGTATTTTCCCTCTTCAAGAGCCCAGCAAATTTCTCTTGCTTTATCATATACCGGATCAGGATCAGAGTAAAGTCCTTTAACATGGACTACTGCTTTACCCCTTTTCGTTCCTTTTCCCGATGCTTTTGGCAGAATTGGGAATATACCACCGAGAAAGTGAATTGTCCTTTGTAACCTTTTCCAAGCTTATATTTACCATCAAAATCGTATTTCATAATAACCTCCAATTTCATAAAAAATCATTTGATTTGTTTGTGCTCAATATCTTCCGTGTTTAGTATCGGCATCGTATAACGATTAAGCTCACCTGCCGCTACGAAGCGCCAGCGGAACAGCGGTCAGGTGGAGCGCTTTGACCATTTCATAATATTCTGGGACTAGCTCAATACCAATAGAATTCCTGCGCATCCTATTAGCTACGATGTTTGTAGTTCCTGAGCCCATAAATGGGTCCAAAACTGTATCGCCAACTTTAGTAAATAATTTTATAAACCATTCAGGCAATCCTTCAGGAAAAGTAGCACTGTGTTTTTTGTTACTACATTCTGTTGCTAAATGAAGTACATTTGTTGGATATGCCATATCACGATTGAGCCAGTTAGATATATTTCTCCCAAATCCGCTACCTACTTTAGACTCGTCTCTTTTCTTATCAGTTTCGCTTAATTTTTTTAATCTGCTTTTTGCCCAGTCTCCCATCGGCACCATTACTTCTTCTTGATACATATTAAATTTTTTCTGCTTATTGAATTGTGATAGTCGTTCCCAAGCATCTCTAAATCTATTAGGCCATTTCCCAGGATAACAATTTTTTTTGTGCCATATAAATTCCTCAGTCCAAAGCCACCCTTGTTTTCTCATTTCAATAATGAGTTCCATGGCATAAGTGCTACGCTCACCATTTACAACTTTCTCCTTTATATTTAATACAAAAGTCCCTGCTGGCTTTAAAATGCGTAACATTTGCTCGGCTTTAGGCAAAAACCATTCAACATAATCGTCAGGATGGATTCCTCCGTATGCTTTTTTCCTTTGGTCAACATACGGAGGTGAAGTAAAAATTAAATCGACTGAATTATCAGACAATTCTTTTAGTATTTCTTCACAATCCCCTAAATACAGATCATGCTTTATTTCCATTTTTTTTCCTTTTACTTAAATACATCTCTTGCCATAGAAATAGGACCAAAGAAAGACAAATCGTTAGACACCCTGTCTAACTCTGAAATATGTCAAAGAGTATCACAGAACCAGGTGCCTCGTTTACAAAATACCTTTGCAAGGCCGCTATGATAAGTGACACCATCCCCGGATTTCCACCTGTAATAGCCGGGGGCAGGGTGAGCTTTAAGTTCTTGTGCTGATATATTTTTCCCCATTATTACCTAAATAAAAGGCCGCCCGAAAATACCAAGCGGCCTTGTTGGAAGGAGGAAGGATGTGTAAATCACTTAAAAAGAAACTGTGAAATCTTTTGCTCCGTCATATAAACTGTGTCGCCGATACATAAAGTATGCAGACCTGATGGCAAAAGATAGACCATCAAACCATCCTCGGAAAGAAAGGCGTGGAGCCCGGATATCCTGAGCCCATCATGTCCAACACACCAATCAAGAGTAGAATATTGCCCCGCTGGGCCTAAAAGAGTCACAGTACCGGCACACTTGGGGGCCGGAGAAAACATAGGGGACGATTCAACAAAGTCCGACAAAACTATATCATTCCCGTCTATAGTAATTGTGTATGAGTTCCCTATTACTTCGCACTGGTCCATGGCAACGGCGACGGCAGCCGTGCTAACCGCCCATAGCAAGACAAGGGTAATACAGAAAACGACAAAAACGGGCCACATTTTTTTCATAAGTTTTTCTCCTATTGGTTATTTTATATGTTATATAATACAATAACAATAGAGAATTGCGCAACTAATGGACTTTTTATTCTTCGGGGAAAGCCTGAAAATCACAACCATCGAAGAAGCCACCTGCGCCAGCGAAGGTCATAGCTAAAGCCATTAAATGATCAGGGCTCCTCGCAAGCAATTCCTTCATCTCTCTTGTAGGCATAACATCAACATAACCAGTGTCAGTGTCGTATGTAGGCACGAGCAATTCTTCAAGTAAATCTTCGTTCGGCGGTAACATCGCACCAGGATCAGTCCTCAGCCACTCCCGCACCCTCCATAAAAGCTCATCCCTTAATATTCTGAAGTCGCCAAGCTCTGTTTTTATAGTAGGATTCCAGGTTACTTTAATCCCTGTCGCAACTACCCCTTTCCCAAACTTTTGCATGTATGGGGCTACACCGGCCCCATACCCATTAGCATCTACATACGCTCGGCTAATACCAGGGTGATTTTTGTACCATTTGATCGCAATATCACCCGTTTCAACGGTATCGACACCGCCCCAAGAATCAAAAGGAGTGAGATAGCCACCATACCTACCTACAGCAACATTTCTGTCATCTCCCAGTTCTGCAACATCGAGGCCCATAACCCCTGTAGTCCCGGCTGGAGGCCCCTCACCATACTTAGAAACGTACAGGTCATATCTGGTTCTGGCCGCTGATATCCATTCCTCAGATATGAGTTGGTTGGAACCTTGGGCAGGATATTGCCCTAAAACCATATAACTGAAAGCAGGATTTTTTATTTTGTATTCCCCTCCCACTAAGGGAGAGTAAGCTTTTCCAGCGTGAGATTTTCCGGTCGCTCCCACCAGGTAATCGGGAAGTGTATAAACACTTCTCTTACTGACTTTATCGTTTACCCTGAGTGGTCTGGTCCACTCGTTTATCCGCCGCACAGTAACATCCCTGCTTACTGCCCCTGGTATAATGTCTTTACCCGTAATAACGTTTGGGTGGCGAAAAGCTGAAAGATGTACGACATTTGCTGTCTTATCACGGATCATCCTGTAAACAGGACCGGCAGCATGACGTGGGTTGAACATAATGAGAAGCCTAATAAAGCCACCGGACATGCACGATTCAGTACCTTTATAAACAGGCGAAGGGATCGCATCTCCCTCATCAAAACAAAAAAGCATGTGCTTTTGATGCTTTCCCGAGAACTTGGCTTCCTTTTCCTGCTCCGTCCCCGCACTTGGGATAGTCACACCGATCAAATAATCTTCAGGTCCTCTCCTGATTTCCATCGAGGTAATAATATGACCCCCAAAAAGTTCAGGGTGATCACGGACTATACTCCCTATTTCCCCCCAAAGAATATTTTTAAGGTTATCATAAGGAGGAGCCGCAGCCGTAAAAACTTTAGTGTCTTTATGACAAAGATAAAACCAAACGGCTACTCTCGCCGCTCCATGAGATTTGCCTGTAGCATTACCGGACACGGCAACGGTGACTTGATGATCCCTGACAGACTCCATCATTGCTTTGACATCATCCGTCAGCGTCTCTCTAAGTACCTGCTCGCAAAACCCAACAGGATCATCCTTGTATTCTAGGTACTGCGAACCAGCGAGAAAGGAATCAATATACTCGGGCTTGGATTGCTGAAGAATGAGGGATGCGAAACGATCAATATCCTCATCTGTCATAGTAAAATTCAGTTCGGACATTATAGGGTGCGCCGAGCCTTACTTTTTCTCTTCTTCCGAGCTTTATTTAAAGCAGCAGCTATGGCTTGTTCCTTAGGATGACCAGCCCTTATCATCTCCGAGATATTCCGGCTTATGATTTTCTTGCTCTTACCTGATTTCAATGGCATTGTTTTAACTCCATTTTACCCGCCCCACTAGCCCACCACTGAGTTTAAACAGTAATAAAGGTACATTGATACCCTTTTGGATTATAGACTGCTTAGAAAGCATTATATCCGCTTTCTTGATAATAGATATTATAACACATTGATGACAAAGACGCCTGCCTTGAACTGATTTTTCCATAAAAGCTAAAAATTTGGCCCATATTGATAAAGCAATGGGCTGATATTGCCTACCTAAAATTAAAGAAAAACGTCAAAATGGGCCACTGCTCTTCGAGTAGTGGCCCAAAAAAAATATCCAAACGTTAAAAAAATCTCTTTATATATAGGGAATTTTATTGCTTTTTTTAATCCCGTGCGTTATGTAGTTTTTTTTGCTGGGACACTACTCGAATAGCAGTGGCCCGTCTGAAATCCCCTATATATAAGGAGTTTGAAGATTTTGACCCAGGGCCACTGCTCTAAAAAATTTTTTATAAAAAAAGCAGTGGCCCTGGGTCAAAAGAGCCATTTTAGGGTTTAACTATTTGATATTATTAAAGAAAAAAGTGGGCCACACCTTTTTGAGTAGTGTCCCAAAAAGCTATAAGTTACTAATATAATAGAAGAAAGTAGTGGGCCACTGCTCCAAAAGGTCCGGCCACCCTAGTGGCACTAAGGATACAGGCCAATAAAAAGGGGATTTATGGTGGGCCGGACCTTTTTTTTTAAAAAAGACTTATTACCTATTGACAAATAATATTATGCCATGGTATATATGATTATAAAACAAAAAGGTGGAAGAAATATGAAAGACCCGATCGAAATGTTAAAGGAATATCTTATCAAGGAAGCTGTCCTCTCTGAGGATGGCAAAACAATTGACTTCGATGGGGTTAATATCCCCGTTGAAGTTGATTATAAGGAGCTTCGGAAAAGGATTGTAGACTATCTCTCTGAAGTTCCCAGGAAGGATATTTACCGCTTAGCGGTAGAATTTAACCTTTTAAAGGAGGAAGAAAAAACTATGAGTGATCCAATCAAGGCATTACAGGAGTATCTTAATACAAAGGCTGAGCAAGGAGATTTTCGTATTAGTCACACAAACCAAGACGGGAGTGACGCTGGCTACTCCTATTGGTACGGTGATGATTACAGTAGCCTTTGCTGGGAGGTAATGGCAGAGGACTTGTTATTTAATCTCAGAGAGGCTGTCCTCTCTGAGGACGGCAGAACAATCGACTTCGATGGGGTTAAAATCCCCGTTGAAGTTGATTATAAGGAGCTTCGGAAAAGGATTGCGGACATCATTCTTTCTGAAGCTCCCAGGAAGGATATCTACCGCCTGGCGGTAGAATTTAACCTTTTGTAGCCTAATTACAGGCTACAGTTAAAGCAAGTAATAGGGTATCATCTGCCCTGTTGCTTGCTTTTTTTGTGCCCCTTCCCACCCTGTTTTAATTCCCTCAAGGTCAAGAACGAAGGTTGCCCCTCCGCAACCACATCCATTATTTCCCCACACACAGGACATCGAATTTTGAAAAGAGAAGGTCCTTTATTGCCGTGCCAATACTCCTGCAAGGACTCCTCTATCTTCGCATTGCAATAGGGGCAGCTACTAATCATGTTAACTCCTTAGGTTTGGCAAGCTCCTTATGCTTAGCAATCAGGGCAAGCTTGATCTTTGTCGCAATCTCGGGTGGGAAGATAGCGAAGATTTGTTGTAGCATGGGCCCATCAAAAGTGATCTCTTGCTTTTGTTTTTCGGACCACTGCTCATATCTCTGAAATGCAAGTTTAGCGGCTGCAGGATCACCTGTCATGGCTCGCTCTAACAGACCGTCATCGACTTTTGCAAGTTTGGTCGCATAACACTTACGTCTAAGTTCCAGGGCTTCCTGTTCAATATCCCGGATTTCCTCGGGAGAAAAAACTTGATATAGTACTGTGCCGTCAGCAAAGCCAAGGACATCAATAGACATACCCTTTCGATTAACCGGCTTATTGTCTGGATTGCTTAGATATTCCAGCAATACCGCTTTATGCCGTTCTTTACATTTATCAGATCGCTTTTTTTCTCTCATAATATTCTCTTTGTTTTTAAATGATTATTTTAGTTTAAGCCATTATCCTAAAAAAAGGATTTAAGTTATTGATATGTTTAATTAATTATCTCGCATCATATCATATAATTCTTTACCCCTGACGCCAACCTGTTTATACCACAGGCTATCTTTCATCTCTTCAGCAGCAAGGGCATAGTCCCCTACTTTTATCGCCTTTATCATCTGTTTAAACTCCCTGAAACCACTAGGCCCCAGGGTGTACCGTATATCGATCAAGGCTCTACGTCTGCTACTATCCATTTCAAGGAAGAGCTTGCCGAATATTCTGTACAGGTCAGCTTCGCATTCCTTGATATCGCTTCTCAACAACATCAAGGCTTCAACCTTCGTGATGCCCTTATCTTTTATGTTCCGGCCATAACCAATGAGAGTGGCACCTTCCGGGCCTACAAAAACTTTAGACCGGAAATCTTCGTGCCTGATTATCTGTTGCTCTATCTCCGTCAACACATCCCCGGCATTAGCATAAGGCACAACAAACAATATACTATATATTATAAAAAGACGCCACATATTAGAGAACTAATGTCACCAACCTATCTACGGCGATCATACCATCCTCTTCGTCCTTCCACTCTTTGTAAATGTCTCTTGCCGAGTGGAGTGTCAAGGAGGGGTGCGCCCTGCTGATGGCATCTATAATGGCGGACTCTATAATATATGTAGCCAGATATCTCCTGTCAGCTAAATCCTTTTCTGTAGTCATCTCATATCTCCATATCATCATCAGCCATTGCATAGTATTTGCTAAGGCCCGGGCCTTCCATATTTAAAACTTCTGCAATGTATTCTGCATCGTCATCATCTGTAAAGGTATCGGTATTGGTAAACTCTACCCACTGTTCAATGAACCTCCTTAGATTTTCCACTTTCTTAGGCATTCGACCCATATTATTTCCCCCTTCTTCTCATATCGAGTAAAATATAGAGAATTTTCTCAGCCCAAAAGGGTATTTCTTCTTCCCCTTCAGTCCATTTTTTCAATCTCCCCATCCCAACACCCAATACCTCGGCTAGCTCCTTGTTTGTCAACCGGAGCTTTCCTCTAATCCCTTTAAGAACCTCAGATTTAAATAAGCGGAAGAGTTTTTCTTCTTCTTCATCTTCAAAGGCATCTTCATAGTCCTCATCTTCCACTTGTCGGTCTTGCCAGTTTGTGCTATGCCCTTCCATATTATTCCCTCCCCCTTCTCATACCAAGTAATATGTGTAAAAATTTCTCAGCCCAAAGAGGTATTTCTTGTTCCCCTTTGGTCCATTTTAACAGTCTCCTCATCTCAACGCCTAACATGTCGGCCAACTCTTTATTTGTCATACGGAGCTTTTTCTTGATATCTTCGAGTCTTTTATTATCCATCTGTATTCTCCATGTTGTATATAAGTATCTCCGTTTTTAATAAGCGGAGGAGTTCTTCTGTATCCAAGAAATTAACTATATCCCAATAGTCATCCTTTTCTCTCTTCAACTCCTCTAATTTTCCACGGTCTTTTATCATGGCCATTTCTTTATCATCTATTTGTTGATTTTGCCAATCTTTATCAGTGGGCATCTTAATTTTTATCCCTTTATCGCATATTATTTTATCGTCGGCCATCTTAATTTCCATTCCACCGCCACATATTGTTGTATTGCCAGATGAAAGTATCTTGCCACCTTTGGCCATCTTAATTTCCATTCCACCACTACATGTAGTGAAGGTGATTGTTTTGTCATTTTTAAAAAGCTTATCCATGGTATTCCTCCTTTAATAGCGACCGTATATCTGTCTTCTTATAATAGAGCTTCTGGGCTCTCTTTGCTGCTATGGAGACGACCAAAATGGCATCATTTTTGCTAAAGTAGTAGACTGTCCTGACAATGGTCCTTAGCCAGTCCAGCGAACCGTCCCGACAATAATATATCTTCTTCCCGAGTCCAATCATTGTTACTTCCTTTTGCTGATTTTAGAAGGAATGTCGTCGTATAATGCACCCCAAGCCATTGAAAAAGGAACGCCGTTGTATAATGCGCCCCAAGCTTTATCATTGCCTTGGAAAACTTCTTTGATTAATTCTTGATTTTCTTTAACAAAACCTTTAACCAACTTATCAGCCTGTTTCGTAATTTTCTTTTTTCTAAGTTTATTCATTGCATCCTCCTTCAACATAGTGTATTGTGTTTTACATGATGGGTATTATACCAAACACCGACGACGAAATTGACTTCGCCGATATCTTCGACCCCGGTGAAGAAGAGGCGATAGATCAAGATCATTATGACCAACATTCCGGGGCTTTTTATGCCCCGGACACAGAAAAATGGCAGAAAAGGGATTGCCCTTTCTGTTACGAACCTTTTGCCGTAGAGTGGGCACCCCTGAGCAGGGGCCGTGCAGGTTGGTACTGCACCCACTGTCATCGCAAGGTGCGCTTATAGACATTTCTGTTGTCTTTGCCATTTTTCTTCCTCCTTTGATTTTAAGGATACACTCCTGGTCCAAAAAGTCAACCCCTAAAAGCAACTTTTTTTGAAAAAATATAAATTATTTTTTAGTGTAAAAAATTCAGGGAGTTAAAGGAGAAAAAATATCTTATTCCCTTAAATGACGGAGTTTTTCTCTAAAACTGGATAAGGATTCACCGGCCATATCGCACCAGAATTGGCAATATGGCTCAGATTCTTTTGAAAAGAAAAAATCAAGAGCATTATCTTTTAACCTTTTTCCCTCCCCTTTTGATGTATCTCTATAAACTACTTCATTGTAGGCAGTGCGATCTTTCCCAATCGCATCGTCAACAGCATCAAGTAATAGAGCAAGGGCTAAAGTTTGGCAACTCATATCGATTTAAAGGGGCATACGCCTTCTGCATTAAGAATAAAAGGTTTTTTGTTACGGTTTGAAATAAACACTGACTTTTTTTCTTGCTTTAGTCTTTCCTTAATATCTGTAGCATAGCGAGGACTCCCATTCCTGGGAGAAAAGCCGTGCAGATTGTATTGATCTGTTTGCTTCTCACACCAGATGAGGCGAAGCCAGCCAAAATCAGCTATTTCTTTGATCCATGTGGCGTTTGGCTTGATAGATTTCCTGCCACACCAGGACAATAGATCCTTTTTTTCTTTGAAAACCCTGGTCTTGCAATGTAAGCATTCCAAACACTCTAATTTTTTATCACTCTTTTTGCGCCCCACTTTCAACCTCCTTGTTATAAAAATGGATTTCTATATCCTCTAGTAGGGAGAATTCCAACTGTTTCCTGGGCTCGGCTACACGCAACATAAGCACAACGTACTTCGTCATCCCAAGCATCAGGATCATTTTGTATGGCTTTTTTTATCTTTTGGGTTATACTTGGATCAATCCAAACATGTCGTGAACACCCACCCTTAACACTATGGTATGTCCCCACACAAATTCGGGGAATTTTAAAAAATTGATCCGATTCATTTTCAGCTAAATAATAAATCAGGTCCTTGGCCTCCGCATTTATCCTGAAGTAATCTGATATATTGCCCTGCTTGTCAAGGAATGATCCCAAAAAACCCATATTAAGTAGGCCGAAAAATTCGTAAGTCTTTTTTTCGGTAAGTGGCAGGCCCTCAATTTTCTTTTTTGCTCCTCTTCTCAAACAAAGCTTGGCGACACAATTCTTGATCATCTGTTTAATCTCGTAAATATTCAGTTCCTCACCCCTGAGAAACCTTAGATATATTCGGATAGATTCAGCGCCGTCAAGCTCTAAAGGGTTCCAGGTTTTATCTTCTGTCCGATATTGATTACAGAAAGGGATATTGGCTTTCGTTAAAGCTTTTATGTAGCGCTTAACCTGGAATTGACATCGGCACAAAATCATGTGACTACCAGGAAGAGAGATATCCGGTTCTCTGACCAATACGATCTGTCCTTTACCATATTTGTTCGTTGCCTTAAAATCAACAAGTTCTTTTACATTGGCTTGCCGGATAATTTCAATGGATTTCCGTAGCACTGCAGGAGACAGGCGGTAAGATTGCTGGAGAGGGATGGTTTTGTCAGCTTTCAAATTGATGAAGTTGTCGGGGTCGCTGCCGGCAAACCGAAATATGGACTGGTTAGCATCGCCTGCGTATAATATTGTGTCACACTCCCTGCCCCATTGCTCGATTAACGCTATTTGCAGGCGGGGCAGGTCCTGGGCCTCATCTACCATGAGAACCTTAATATCCGGGGATAATTCACGGGCAATGCATTGTTCCAACATTCCATTAAAATCAATTTTCCCTTCGTTCTCCATGTATTCGAACCAAGCCCTGCCAAGATGTTGGCATTCTAAGGGCCATTGTTCCCGGGGGACCATCCGACTTCTTAAAATTTGCATCTGGTTGAAAATTAGATCATTATCTCCTACGGGCTCCATATCTTCGTCATTTTTGAGCCCCACTGTCAATTGGTAAGCAGGATAATTTTTGTTAAATCCCCTGATATTTTTTGCCGTTTCCATTATATTTTCTTTTTTGATTCTCAACAAATCAAAGCAATGAGAGTGTATGGTTCGGACATTCCTGATATCTTTCCAATCGACATCAAGCTTCTTCTTTATTCTTTCCTTGGCCTCGCTCACAGAGGCTACTGTGTGGGAGACAACCCCTATGTCTTTGGGGAAATATCTATCGCAAGCTCTTTCAACTTGCCTCAATAGATATTCTGTCTTCCCCGTCCCCGGGGGGCCAATTATTTTAAAGATTTGGGGCAATGTCTTACTTAATCTTTATCTTCGAACATTTCAATTTGTTGGTCAGTGAGAGAAAAGGTAATATTATCTTTGATGCGAGATTTCACAAAACTAATCCCTATCTGGACATCAAATCTTTCTCCATTTAACTTAATTTTAATAGGAAGCCCGATCGAAACCTCACCTTCATTATCTATTGCCGTTTGTATTTCGGCAATATATGAATCTAGCAATTCACCTGCACGGTCTTTTGTCTTTTCTATTATTTCCGAAGTAATTCTCATTTTTATGTTTTCTCCTGTTTGCACGACTGATGGTATAGCCTGCTTTGTGCGATCCCTTCTTTTTTTGCCCACATAAGTAACTGATTTGCAAGTAACGGATCGCTTATTCTTATTCGTTCGCTATATGCAATCATTGCTACCTGTGAAGCACGTGCGAACATATCATCTCCATTTTTAGCTCTTGGCTTCAAAACAAAATATTTCATTTCCCTTTCTTCCAGAAAGTAAATCCGGCCAGCCGTCCGTAAATGACCAGCCGGAAGATTTTAATGATTTTGATATTAAATTTGAAACATTAAATCTCGTTTTGGGTAATCATCTCACCCCGCATTACACCCTTCCACTGGGCAACGAGGCTTTTCATCTTTTGAGCATCTTCGACACTCTGGATCATAGGGGCTTGGCCGCAATTTCGCAGATGTAGCTCGGAATACTCTATGCCTTCCTTATTTTGGGCAACCCGCAGCGAGAATTCAGTCTCGATCAATTGGTACGGTATGTTTTGGGCAGTAAGAAGGCTTACATAAAGATCAACAGCCTTCAAATTTGATGGTGGGATGGTCAGCCGAAATGGCATCATGGAGCCATCCATCAAGACATGTATCCTCTTCATGTTTTTACATGCCTTCCCGTCCTTTTTGCCACTCCCGAATTTGTTTTGGGGACAGGTGAGGCAACTGCTGGATTGGATATCCTCAGAGCCGGGCTCAGGGGCTAATCCATCAAGGCTTGAGCAGGTTGGTGGAGTGCCACCGCCACTTTCTTCAAAGCTCTCCGCCCAATAGGCGTTCGCTTTGTTCATGTCCAAAATTACACCACGGAACGTCTCTACCTTTTTCCCGTCAGGAAAAATGAATATCTGTGCCTGATGGGCAATCCTGATCTGGGGTAGCCGGACCTCAATCCCTTCCATTTGGTCACTCATGTCAAAAAGCTCGCCACCGACTATCGGCACTTTTGCTTCTTTGAGAACCGCAACATCTGTTGTTTCTGTAGCCACTCCATGGGCTGTAAAATCTGTTGTCTCTGTCTTTCTACTTGTCATCTTTGTGCTTTCTCCTTTTGCTTTGTATTATGGTTTTCTGATATTAATTATACGAGTTCAAAATCATTAAACATTTGTCGATTCCATTCTGGTTGAAAAATATACTCGTCGCTCAGGATACCTTTAAAATTTACAGGGAATTGTGCAAAAGATTGCCTGCCAAAAGATATTCTAAAATAACCCGAATTTGATTTGGTTACAGATGGTATTTTTAACCCACGTGAAGCGTGCCAACTTCGGATTTCCTCTGATCCGTCAAAACATCGAATACAAGACCCATCTTTGCCAGCTCCACCACACAATGAGCATTTCACTCGTAATTTCAATTATCCCTCCCTTTTTTCTTTTTCTTTTTCTTTTTCTACCTCTTCAATCTTTCGTATTGCATCCTCTTTTGGTAAGGACGTTATGCGTAATATCCAATATTTCCCACGCCGAATCCATTCTCCGGCGTTAATACTCTTTCCGTCATCCAACTCAACCTCAACGAAATTGCTGGGTTTTGGTCCACTCGAATTATCGATAGAATATACGATGCTACTTGTGGTATCAAACTTGCTTACAGCCGTTATCTTATCTAAAAAGATAGTAATTGGTCTGCTTGCCGTTGACATGAATTCGACCTTTTTCATCTCTTCCTCACCCCCACTCTATTGACAGTCCGGACCTTAATTCCTTCTTCCTCTCCCGGTATTTCACCGGTTGTCTCAAAAATTTCTTTGATGGCCGATCCCAGGGACCTGAGATTTACTGCGAGTTTTATTATATCCCCGAAACCTTCTTCTTTGATCCACCTATGTGCCTTTTCTTCGTCGGCGATTGAGGGGTAGGAATCAACCCTCTTGTAGTAAGTATATTCCCCTGTGCCGAAAGTTTCTATGCCCGTAACATCCATCAAGGCGAAGAGCTTTTCCTCTCTCTCCGCCTGTATTTTTTTACGGGCCTTAATTTCATTTTCCACAGACTTAATGGCCTGCTTTTCTTTGCCGTATTCTTCTGCGAGTTCTGCCATTTCTTTTGGCAAACTCTTGATATCCTCTTTAAATATGTTTGATCCGAATTCTTTAAAATTCATATCTCACCCTTTATCTTATCCTGCATTATAGGAGGCTACGACAACTCCTCTCGGCAAAATACGAGAGGCAATCCCTATTATTTCTACTTTTACATCTTTTGCGGCGCACCAATCGAAAAATGGTTCACATTTTCCATCCCAGTCACTATAATCTTTATCAGGATGTATCATCTGTGCATCCTCTTCGCTCTCGGCACACACAACAGCCGAATCGTAGGTATTATAATCATTGTTTACATCCTGAGAAATTCTGTACAAAAACATAATTTCCCCTCCTATATTTATACAACATTATACAACATTATACAAACATTGCAAGCTATTTTTTGAGATAATTTAAGATCGCCATACTCGTGCTGTCTTTTTTTTGCACAGCCCTTAAAATAGCTAAGTCCATTGTTTTGTCAGCTATCAAGTAATAGAGAGAGCATTTTTCTTTTTGCCCAAAACGGTAAATCCGATCGCCCGACTGATAATCATCATCGTAGCTATACGAATAGCTATAATAGATAGCCTCTGAACAATTTGTGAGGGTATGGCCATACCCCACTGACTTCGGATGACAAATAATATACTGAATATTTCCACCTTTAAAAGCTTTCAAATAATTTTGCTTTTCGTTTTCTGCAGTTGTGCTATTCAATATACCGCTATCGATACCCTTCTTTTGTAAGGCTTCTTTAATTCTTTGGGCTTCAGCTTTAAATTGTATCCAGATAATAACTTGCTTTTCGCCTATATCTTCGAGAAGCTGTAAAAGTTCTTTGATTTTCGAATTTCCTATTGTATGGCAGATATCTCCATCCAGGAGAAAACCGGATGATATCTGCCTCAGTTTCATGATCGCTGTTACCGCACTCGGTGTCGTTACCGCTGTCGTCCCTTCTTCTTCAATAATCGTCACAAGGTCATTCTTAATATTCTTATAATGTTTTCGTTCTTCTGCCGATAACTGAAAAACTCTCATCGATTCAGTGCGTCCGGGGAGGTCCAAGACATCCGCTTTATTTACATACTCGGCTACAGTTTTAATATCTTCTTTGAGCTTTTTTTCACATTCAGGCTTTACCTCCCAGGTATAGCCACCATATCCCCCGGGGTTGAAGTATTTTATCCTGAATCTGTAAAAAGACTTACCCCACAGTAGAGGATCGAGTATCCTAATCTGTGACCAATATTCGAGCATACTGTTAGGGGCAGGAACCCCTGATAATAAATAAACATATTTCACATTGTCGCAGAAATTAATTACCTTGTCAGCCGTTGAATTCTTTTTCCAGGTACGTATCCTGGCAGACTCATCCAGGATAGCCATCTTGAAACCTGCGTTCGCAAGTTTTTTGTCGACCGTTCTAAAAGACTCATAATTAATAATACACAAATCTTTTTCAAGTGCTTTGCCGAAGGCCGCAGGGCTTCTTTTTTTGGCAGCCCACAGATTACTTGCGTCAATATCTGTATATCTGTTATAGATTTCCTCGAACCAAGCCCCTTCTATTAGACTTAACGGACATATAACTAAGGTTTTTACCTTATGGTGCCGGTATATCTCTAATGCAGTACAACTCTTTCCGGTACCAGTGTCATGGAATATGCCCCTCCTGTTTTGTCGTGCAGCCCTTCTCAGCGCCTCCTTCTGGTGATCCATCAGAAAAGAGGGTATCACTAATTCTTTTATTTCTTCTTTCTGTTCAGGTGGAAGTATGCCCGGGAAAAGACGATTTAAGCAAACACGGTTCATATAATTGTTTGGAGTAGACCATTCTTTTTTTGTCTTGCTCCAGCGCATTGCCATTGTCTGGCAACATTTAACCTTTTCTTTATCATAAGGAAAAGAGAGCCTGATTTTATCTTTTTCTATTTTAACTTTAACTTGCATATTATATTCCAAACAAAACTTCCTGCTGCAGGCGACGGGCCGCTATTTCGCAATATTCTTCTTCTTTTTCTATGCCTATTGCTTCAAGACCTAAATCCTTGGCTGCTCTAAGCGTAGTACCCGATCCCATCATAGGGTCAAGGATAGTATCATGTTTTGGTGCGTGCTGTATCGCCCACCTGATCACTTCTAGCGGTTTCTGCGTAGGATGATATCGTGGTTCTTTTCCCTTTCTTAACATTCCGTTCCATTGATGTCTGATAAGTCTTACAGCTTTTCCATAATTAGTCCAGGCAAGCTCGCAATCGGCGAAATCACCTGTATTTTCCTTGTCCCATACAAGCCAACAACTTGATGGAGGCATAGGATAATAATTCCCCCCAAAACAACAAGCATATTTCCCAAGGGATAATAATTCCCACAACAAGTTAAAGTCTATAGGCTTATCATCCCAAGTTTTATTACCATAATTTCCTGCCTTTGCTTTGTTGCTTCCTGCTCTGTTTTTCTCAAAGCTTTGCCCAATTCCATAGGGAGGGTCAATCATAATGAGATCCACTGGCTCAAGCCCTGACATTATTTCAAAGCAATCCCCATGATAAATGGTAATTCCTTTATGGTCGTAGTAAGGTTTCACTACACCTCCAATAAATTCACAACATTTTACCATAACAATCCTAAAAGTCAAGAGGCTAAAACATCTGTGCTATAGTTGACATACAGGCTGTTGTAATGTAAAATACTTAGCTAGGATGGGAAAATGGGGAGAACAAGCGAAAGCGCAAAAGGGAAAAATAATCCAAGCTATAAACACGGGAAAACGGGAACTCCTATTTTTTGGAGTTGGCAACATATGCTTTCTCGTTGTGAGCGGTTGAGCGATGCAGCTTATAAAGATTATGGTGGCCGAGGTATTTCTGTTTGTGACGAGTGGCACTCATTTGAAAATTTTTATTTAGATATGGGCGACAAACCAAGAAAAAAGACATTAGATCGCATAAATAATAATGGAAATTATGAGCCCGGAAATTGTCGGTGGGCTACAGCAAAAGAACAAGCAAATAATAGAAGAATAAGAAAACAAAATAAACCAAGATCTTGTGATTCTCGTTGGCGTTGGTTTATCGCCATTAACAAAAAAATGGAGGTAGAGCATCGACATTATAGTCAAAGTAAGTTCGCCAGAGAACAAAGATTGAATGTAGGTAATGTCAATAGTTGCCTACATAATAATCGTAAATCCTGCAAGGGATGGATATTAAAATGGCTTTAAAAAAGAAAGTCTATCTCGCAAGCCCTTACTCAAATCCTGACCCAGCAATACAAGAACAAAGATTCTATGCTGTCTGTAAAAAGGCTGGGGAAATAATGAGTCTTGGATTCCTGGTATACTCGCCCATTGCTCACAGCCACCCGATAGCAAAAATATGTAATTTACCAAAAGATTATAAATATTGGCAAAAAGTAAATCACGAATTTATCGAATGGGCCGATGAGGTGTGGATACTAATGCTGCCGGGCTGGGAATGCTCGGCTGGCATAAAAGATGAAATAAATTTTTCCGAAAGTCTTGGAAAAGCTGTTAAATTTTTAATATGGGAAAAAATTTGAAGGATGAAGGATGAAAAAAAAGAAGCCCCTCATACCCCTGCTTCCTCAAGTGATGGATTTTCACCTTGCCGATGACGACCGGCCTGAAAAGAAAATACAAAGTAGTATAATGACTTTCCTGAAGAATGTTCCATGTTCAAATTTTGCTAAGATAGCTCAAGGGCCTTGGAGTAAGGGAGGGGTTTCTGATATTGTTGGTTGCTACCATGGGCGTTCCCTGGTTATGGAGGTAAAAACCAGGCTGAAAGAGCCAACGCCGCTTCAAGCCGAATATCTCAACAAGAATGTGGAGGCAGGCGGTCTCAGCGCAGTCGTGCGATCAGTGGCGGATGTTAAGGAAGTGCTGAGAAGAGTGAAAAATCAAATATGAATTTCATAGAAGCTCTCAAAACAAGAATATCCGAACTCCAAGAATACGAATTCCAAGCGATAAAAATTAAGGATTTGCATAGTGCAATATTGATGCACGGTGCAATTATCCAGATGCAGAAATTCCTTAAAGAAACGGAGAATGGATGTATCCAAAAAAATAAGGATCAAGCATGAACAATATTTCAGAAATTGTCAGCGCCCTTGGAGGGAAACCCAACGGAGAAAATTCATGGCAATGTCATTGCCCTGTGCATGATGATAAGGAATCCAGCCTCACCGTCAGTTTGTCTAATGGCAAGATTTTATTTTACTGCCACGCTGGCTGCCCCCAAGAAGCGGTCCTGGAAGAGCTTAAAAGGAAAAATCTTTGGGTTGAGAAAAGTACAAAAAAGAAAATAGTCGCAACGTATGACTATGTTGATGAAGATAATAATTTACTTTATCAGGTGTGCCGATTCGAGCCCAAAGATTTCAGACAACGCAGGCCGAATGGCAAAGGCGGCTGGATTTGGAACCTGAAAAACACAAGACGAGTTCTCTATTGCCTGCCTAAAGTTTTGGTTTCCGAACAGGTATTTATTTGTGAGGGTGAAAAGGATGTTGCCGCACTCAATGCCCAAGGTTTAACCGCCACAACAAATTGTGGCGGCGCCAATAAATGGATCACTGAATATTCTGATTCTCTGAATAATAGAGAATGCATCATCTTACCAGACAATGATGAACCGGGGCTCAGGCATGCAATAAGAATAGCTCAATCGCTGGACGGTAAAGCCAGATCGGTTAAAATTATTGAGCTTCCCGGTCTCCCGATAAAAGGGGATGTTTCGGATTGGTTTGCAATGGGCCACAACAAAGAGGACCTTCTAACGTTAGTGGCTAAATTCGATTTTATTAAATCAGATAATATGCCGGACTTCCCGGAGCCAGAGGCAAAAACAACTGTCAGCAACGGAGCAGATACCGCTATAGAAGTAAGCGTACTCGCCACACAGCAGGCAGAAAGCTACCTCGAAAAGAAATATACCAAAGATGAGACAATAATTTTTCTGGAAGAATGGAATAAAAAAAATACTCAACCACTTCCCAAAAAAGACATTAAGAAAATTGTCAAATCGGTCTACAAAGAACATGAGCAAAAACATTTTTATGGTATAGCTGAGGCGGTCAAGAAAATTACTATATTGAAATATCCGGACGGATCTACTAAATATAATATGGATCTCGGAGAAGGCAGAACAACTTTGCTCGTCGTGGATGACTTGATGTCCAGCCGCAGGACTATCAACAAGATAGTAGAAGCAACCCGTGTCGTATTTAACCCGCCCAAGCAGGATAGATGGCTCGATCTTGTGAGACAGTGGCTTGGTTCGGCGGAAGAGGTACAAGTGGCCGTTGAAGAGTCAGAGCTTGGAGTCATAAAAGAAATCCTCGGCGAATGGCTCATTCAATGGAATCGCCAGAAAAATTCAGAACATATCAGCCTTCCGGCTATGCTAAAAAATAGCTGTGTGGTCGACAAGGGTATACTCTATTTCACACTAACTCATTTAGAGGAGGAACTACGCTTCAAAAACTTAAAACTCACCAGAACGTTATTATGTGAGTTTTTGAGAAAATTAGGAGCTAAGGTGACTGAACCACGAAAACGTTTTGGCGGCTCAAGAATCAGGACATGGGAGGTTGAATCTAATAATTGTGAATAAAAACTCTTTATATATAAGGACCTTATCTCTCTTTAACTTTCCCGTGCGTTATGTAGTCTGCAAAAAAGTGTAGGGTTTTCCCTACCCCACTGCTCTAATAGTAGTGTCCCAGATAAGTTTCTGATATATAAAGAATTATATTTTTTTGGGCCATTGCTTCTATATGTAGTGGCCCAAAAAATCTCTATATATATAAGCTACTTAAATAATTTTTAACAATTTTGACCCAGGGCCACTGCTCTAAAAAATTTTTTATAAAAAAAGCAGTGGCCCTGGGTCAAAAGAGCCATTTTAGGGTTTAACTATTTGATATTATTAAAGAAAAAAGT